TCATACACCACCGCCCCCGTCGTTGTTTTCAAAAGCGGCTATTGTTTTTAACCCTGCAGGGGTGTTGATTTGCGGGGGGTGTGCTTCGTTTTTGAACGCCTGCCTTTTTTGCGCGCACATTGCCTTAAAATCGCAACTCCCGCAGTTTTGCGGGCAGGCTCGCATTGGGAAATCTCCGTCGAGAATTCCTCTGACAGCCCATTCGATTACGCCGATGGCGCTATCCACCGACTCATTATCCACGGGGACGGATGTCCTTCGGTTGTCTTTAAGAGTGTGGATAAACCCTGTTTCCACGTTCTCGCCGATGACTTCTTTCGCTGCTTGGGAGTACAATTGCACCTGAATGGACATATCGCGCCAGTCATAGGCGGCGACATCCTCCGGCGTTTCCATTGACTTAAAGTCGATAACGTCAGCCGTGACAATTCCACGCTGCGGGTCTTCCATCAATAAGAGGTCTATCGCACCCGTTATAAGAGCGTCTTTAACCGAAATTTCAAATCGTGCCTCGTCCTGCCGCAGGCGACCGAAGTCGGCGGAGTACCTTTGCGAGTATTCCGTCAAGATTCTCTGTACAAGAGTTTTTGCCCGCTCATACGATCCGGGACGGTTTATAGGGTCATTACTTGGGAAAACGTGCTTCAGCATAAAGGTGGACTCGACAATCTCCGCCACTTCCTCCGCAGAAGGTGCTCTGTCCTTGAACCGCTGATGCAGGCGTTCCAAAATAGTATGGCTCGTTTTGCCGAAACCGAAAAGTTCAGGAACAGCGGCATTGTAGCCCATTATCGTGGCGAGTTTGTATGAGTAGGGGCAGGTTAAATAACTCTTTACCGAGGAGTAATCCGTCGGGAATTCACTCTCGTCAAAGCGCGGTTGCGGCTCGATTTCCTCGGCAAGCGCATCAAGTGTCTTATCATCCTCGCGTAATCTGGGGTGCGTAAAGTCCGCGATAAACGCCGAGCGCTTACATGCTCGTTTCAAATCAGGGTGGTGAGTACTGCCCGAAAGGTAGAGACACCTCTCGGCCCGAGTGATCGCCGTGTAAAATAAGCGCGCCTCGTCCTCAAGCCTCGTACCATAGGCCCCGCGGTCAATGGCCTCAAGCATAAGGTCATGCGGAAGTTTACCATTGTAGGTAGCATTCCTGTGCGGAAAACGACTCGCTATTAAATCGACGACAAAGACCACAGGATATTCAAGCCCTTTAACTTTATGTATCGTGGAAATGTCCACCGCATTTTCTTTCACGAGGTAATCAATCGACTCCAACTCATAGCTGTTCATAGCGATATTGGAGATGAAGTTTAGCATTTCCGCATACCTATATGAGGAATCGATACTGGTATAGGTTTTCTCGACGTCAAGGATGATTTTGCTAAAAAGGCCAAGGTCGCGCAATGCGGTTTCGTCCTCAAAATCACGCACGTTAAAAACGTCGACAAGATCGTGCAGAAACTCCTGTGGGTACACCTTGCGGCGAGCAGAGGATGTCGAGGCATGGATGTTTTGATGCCACTTGTTTAGCACCGCGATAAACTTGCTCTCATTGGCGTGTGGAAATATCGGCAGTATGGTTTTGTCAAAAAAGTCCAACGCCGTCTCTCTCGGTATGCCCGCCTCACGAAGTAATTCCATTGATTGTTGAACACAAATTGCATATGGCCGGTCAAAGATGCCCCCTTCGCCAGTCGTTTTAAACGGGATACCATGCCGTATTAATGCCTCGGCAAATTGCTTGTCCCTATTATCTCCATTGCTGTTATGTATCGACCTCAGTAAAATAGCGAAGTCGCCGTATGTAAGACCGCGGCACTTTTCCGAACCGTCCGGGTTGAAGCCTTCCACATATTTTGTTCCAATGAGACTCTCAATACGTTGTGCTACCCACTCAGCTTCCTCTTCGCGGTCGTTGAACCAAAGTTTACGCAAATCCTGGATATTGCCGTCGGAATGCGATTTGATTTCCTTGCCCAGACGTACAAGGCTTATAGTGCGCTGAACAAAGTTATTCGCACCATCGACGATAGCGGCTGTGCTTCTGAAATTTACTAAAAGGCGATGGATGGCGACATCTGAATAGCGTTTATTGAATGTCAGGATGTTCTGTACGTTTGCGCCTCGCCAACCATAAATGGACTGGTCATCGTCGCCCACCACGAGAAGCATATCGAGGTGGCTCGCCAACGTCTTAATAAAGTCCTCTTGAATAGGATTGATATCCTGGTACTCATCGACAAGGAGGTATTTGAATTTTGCGATATAGGAATTCGCCTTGTCAGTTATCTTTTTTAACTCATGTACACCGAGTCGAATGGCAAATGAAAAATCCATATAGCCGTCGCGGTCAAGGACTTCTCCAAGCTTTGTCAGACGCTTAAACAGCGTGGCATCGTACTGCTCGATATCTGCCAAGTCAATGTTCTCGTTGTTCATCGTCTGCCACGCGTCGGCAATCGGAAGAATATTCTCTTTGAAGTAGCGTCCTTCGCCATGTTTCAGCCCTATTTGATGGAATCTCGACATTAAGAAGAGAATGAGCCCGTTTCTATCTAGGATGTCATACTGCCGATATTTGGCGTTGATATCTCCGAGTAGCTTTTGGCAAAAAGAATCCAATGTGCCAATAAACATCGCACCTATAAAGTTTTCGGACAACCCAAAATTTCGCAGAGCCTCGGCGACTCTGCGTTTAATGGACTCAGCAGCCTTCTCAGTGAAGGTGAAGGCAACGATGGATTCAGGTGTCTCTCCTTTGGACACCAAGTAGGCAATTTTATAAGCTAGCGTACGAGACTTCCCAGAACCGGCGCATGCCAAACATAGAATGTTCTGAGACTCGTCCACTACAGCATCATATTGATCGTCTGTTAGATTTGAACGTAGAATTTCCTCAATGGTCATATGTGCTCCTTTCTCGACGTATAAAGCATAAATTATCTCCCGAAACGATTTTTACTTAGCCGGTTCGTCTGGTAATAATTCCATAATCTCCGAGATGTCGCAATCGAGTGTCTTGCATATTTTCACAAGCACATCCGTAGTGACATTTTGCCCTTTCCCAAGTTTGGCGATCGTATTTGAACTGAGACCGCACTTTTTCCTGAAAGTTTCCTTTGTCATTTGTTTACTCAATAAAATGTGCCATAGTTTCTCATAGCTCACACGCATTTTTTATCTCCTTGCTATTTGTTTAGAACTAATAAAACTAAATGTCTTCCGTGTTATAGATGTCATTCAAGAATCCGTATCTACCGACATTGCGATTTCTTGAAAACTCAACTACATGGATACCTTTTTCTTCATTTTCTTGGGGGATAAAAGGCACACGCTTTTTTTGCTCTATGATTATTACCTGTCGCTCAAGGGCGTGATCAATCAAATATTGAATAAAATTGTATTTGATTGTATCCCGTTGTTCAATATGTTCTGCCTCCGACAATTGGGTGAGAGGAGAGTCGGCAGCGAAAAATCCGGGTGATTTACATTCACGCTCAATAAGATAAGAACCCATCGCGAATGCGGTAATTGTGTTCAAGAGTCCACAGAATCCGCCACCCATTGAAACAGCTTTTTTAAGCCCACCAATCTCGATATCAAAGTTTGTCATATTGAGCCGAGCAGTTGTTGCACCACCTATTTTTGATGCACTTAAGACCTCGATTAATTTTTTTTCAAAACCATGGACTAATTCATAATCATAATAACCCATAATGTTATATTTTGGATTATCCGGCGTTTCCTCAGTTTCCTTCTCAAAAAGCTCGCTTCGATATTGAGTTTCGCTTTGGCGTACGGACTCAAGTTCTCCGGTAAGTCTCATCAGCAGGAGGTTGTCTTCAAGTTGTTCCTTGAATACGGCCAGTTTGGGATGGAGTTGATCGGATATTAAAGAATCAACCTGTTCTTTCTCCCTTTCAAGGTTCTCAATGGTGCTATGTATCACTTTCTGCTGCTTATCGATGGCGGCTTTGGCTTCTTCAAGCTCTGATAGGTGTCCTTTAATTTTAGCAAGCTCCGCTGATGATGCTTCAATGTACTGCTGACTAGGCGGTGCAGTGATCTCACTATCGCAGAATGGGCAAAGTTTTTTTGCGGTTAAAGACGACTGGCTGATTTTCCCGTCAACAATAAAACCGAGACGTCTGATATCTGACTGATACTGTTGCCGGAGAACTGAAAAGTTATGAATAACAGTATTGCATTCAGACAATTTCCCGTTTTGTTCATATATTTTAGACATGAGCTTTTGACTTTCGCTTGCAGCTTCGTCGAGTTCTTTTTGTATAGCATTGATTTCTTCATAAATCTTATCTACAGCCTCATAGACATTTGCACTACCAATATCGGAAAGAGTCCCTTCCAGCTCTTCACGTCGCTTGGAAAACCGTTCTGCTTTATCACGGATGTATTCTGTTAATGCCTTTCTTTTTGCTTTGCTTATTTCCGGGTCCTCGGGCTTTTCGAGATTATTCGCATCTTGACCGGTCAAAAGATAAAGCAATACCGCAGGCGATGCAGTCTTACCGTATCCTCCCGGGGCTTTAAGTGCAGATGTTTCTCTCGCAATATCCGCTTGCCGAATGAAAAACAAATGCAGCATACTTCTCCATGTTAACGCTTGTGTACCTCCGCTTTCATTGGAAAGGACCTTATGAGGCTTATCTATTCCAAGCAGCTGCAAAAAAACGGTGTTTATGCTTTTCTTTGCGGTGTTACTTACACTGTAGGTATCATGCTCAATGGTAGGATCCGTACCGCTGACAGTAATCTTGGTGTCACCAATCTTACGTTCGAGAACGACAGATCCTGCATTGCTTCTCAAATGCATAGATATCTTTTCGTAGCCATTACTATTGTCTACTATTTTTGATGGCCTATCAGGCTTCGGAGTAAATCCAAAGGCATAGTCGATGCAGTCCATGATAAGACTTTTTCCGGTGTTGGATGGGCCGACAACGAGGTTAAACCCCGGCACAAATTCAATCACAGAGTTTTCATGGCCTCCACCCGAAACGACCAGTTTTTCTATATAGAATCTATTCATCATCGACCTCCTGCAAAGAATGGAGTGTGTGGCGATTGATATCATTTAGCAGGGCTTTTCCACTTGATAAGTCATATTTGCTACTGACCATTCTTACGGCAATCCTATACTCCTCAGCATACGAGTAAGTAAGGCTCTGGCACACTTTACTCCCAGATTTGCTAATTTTATACGTAAAGCCATTTTTGTTCGGGTAAAAAGAAACCGTACCGTCAAGAACGAGGATTTTCAATGCATCCTTCGCTAAGTTCTTTCGGGCGGGATATTCGCTATAACGGTAATTACCATACCCATGAAGATTTTCGTCAAGTAGTTTAAAATCTGCAGCATATACGGATATAAAATCTATGGCACAGATTCGTTGCTCGTCCAATTCAAAATTAGTCAACTCATCCAGCATAAGAAGAATGCGCAGAGACATCTCAAAAGGTGAGCCGATAACTGTTGTGTTGGTCATCTTTTCTTTTTCACCCACCTTATTTTTCCGTCATTAACCAAATGGTGGCATACGCCTTTTTTGATTTTACCGCTTATCCAATATGGCGATTCACTTAACAAATAATCCTTCAAAGGAGCATTGACAGCCTGCTCCATGACGGCGAGCATTCTCTGGTATCCATCTGGATGGGTGCGCCTTTCAGTGTCTTTCACGCCATCGTAGGTTTCACCTTTTAGCACGTCAAACTGATTGGACAATCCGCCTCGCCCAAGTTCCATCACCCCGCGACGTATTGTATCTGCAGCATAAAAATCAATTCGTCTATCTGCGAGGTCTTCTTCGTACTCCGGGAAATTAGTCATGTCTTCTTTTGCAAATGGAGTCATGCTTTCAGCATCACCATAAGCATTATATAGTTCATTAATATAGTCCTGTTCTTCATTAGTCGCTTCCTGCGGTATTGGCACTTCAGCCGGCCGAGGAAGTGACTTTATTTTTTCTTGGATTTCCTCAACCAGTTTGAAGTCATATTCGGAACTTTCGGGGTTATTGTCTGATGTAATCGTACCAGTAATGGTTTCCAGCAATATACTTTCTAGCAAAGTCGAACATGCATCAGCAACACTGTATTTATCGTGTTCTATCTCGCATTTCGTAAGCCACACAGAAACCGCATCGAAAGAATCTGAGTTGTCCATCTGATCACTTAGCCAATCGGAATACTTGTCCATATCACGATGGTCGTAAATATACTGGGCGTCTTTGGCCTGAATATCTCTACCACCTTTTATATAGCGATATCGGGTGTCTGGTTTTCGTTTTAGAACCGCACACGCATCCATTGCAGCATCCTGTATAAAATTCCCGATTATCTCCGTGAAGAAAACCGGTTCACTTGCCCCTCCGGAAATGTATGGGAGTAGACCTTGGGCATAGTCGGAGAATTTCAAATTGACGTCACCTCCTGCAATGAATAAGACAATATTTTTTCCTGTCCGAGAGCGTCCGAAGGCGTCCGCCCAGTCCGCTTTTCAAAAGCCTTGTTTTGATAAAATTTGATTGACCCAATGAGAAGGGCACTCAAGCAAAAGTACCAAGAATCATATTTGGTAATTATATCAAGAATCTTGGCGAAAAGCAAGATTTTCTGTAGATAAAGGGGGTGAGAAAAATGGCTAAAAATTCTAAGCAGACTTCCAAGGCAGTGGCTTCCAAGGCAAGCAAAATTCTCAATGATAATCGATATAGCAGTAACTCGAAGTCGGTTGCAGGCAGCGCTTTAAGTCAAACAAAACCTGGCAGGAAGAAGTAATCTGCCTAAGCACGGGACAGGCAGTGACGGATAACAATCAGCCTGCCTGTTCTCCACTTAAGGGGAATTGATAAACAACATTAATGCTCACTAAATAAATCTCAATGTCCGAGATGCGCATTAGGACGGCGGGATGCATAAGAGTTAACGGCACAGCAATAAAAGCTGTGTCAGGAACGAAGATGCACCCACCGCGATTTCGTGCGCCCATTTTTGGACAAGCGGGGTCTGTGGACATCTTCACCACAGGCTCTTTTTTGTATTCCGCCGCCCTTTGCTCGGACGGAAAGGAATACAAAATGAAAATCAGGGTGCTGTATGAAGACAACATCAAGAACGGTCATCCGTTCTACACAACCATTGAAATCCCGGACGGCGATTACAGCGTAATGCTGGACACCGACTATGAACAGCGGCTTACGGCGGCAAAGCCGGAAAAGCGCGGCGAGGTCAAACGCTGCGAAACCGTTCAGGAGGTTTTCGACCTCATGAACAAGCGTGAGTACAACAACTGGCGTCAGCACAACCGACATTGGGACGCCAATGCTGTCCCCAAGCACATTAACGGCAAGAGTGGCAAAGCCCTCCGAAAGGAGGAACAGCCGGAGCCCGGCGATGAAGGCTCAAAGATTCCAAACTATGTCGACGCTTTCCCGGACTTCACCGATGAGGAGCATCGTGAGCATCAGTATGACTACGAAAACTGGTGCTATCTCATCCGCGGCGCGATGAAGCCGGACTACGCCGAGATGATAATCGCCATCCACCTTGACGGCATGAAGCCGGGGGAATACGCGGAGTCCATCGGCGAAAAGCCGAACACGCTGAATCATCGTCTGCAGCGCGCAGAAAAGAAATTTAAAGAACTTTTTCCGAAAACGTCCTTTTCGCCCATCTCCCGTGGCTACAAGGCAGAGGGACAACCCTCAAATCAAAATTGAGGAGGTAATTCGTTATGGAATTACAGGTTTTCAGAAATGCCGAGTTCGGCTCGGTGCGTACAACGGTCATCGAAGGCGAGCCGTATGTTGTCGGCAAGGACGTAGCGGAGGCGCTTGGATATACCAATACCCGCGATGCACTTGCCAAGCATGTGGATGAGGAAGACAAGGGAGTAGCGAAATGCGACACCCTTGGCGGAAGTCAGGATTTCATCGTTATCAATGAATCCGGCTTATACAGCCTCATCTTATCCAGCAAACTCCCGTCTGCGAAAAAGTTCAAACGCTGGGTAACAAGCGATGTGCTTCCGGCAATCCGTAGACATGGCATCTACGCTGCCGATGAGCTTCTTGCCAATCCCGACCTTGCCATTGCCGCCTTCACGGCATTGAAAGAGGAACGGCAAAAGGTCAAGGCGCTTTCGGAACAGGTAGCCGTGCAACAGCAGCAGATAACTGAAATGAGACCTAAGGCTTCATATTACGATGTAGTTCTGAATTGCAAAGACCTTGTCGCGATTTCGGTTATCGCCAAGGACTACGGATGGAGCGCAAACAGGCTCAACAGCTATCTGAATGATAAGGGAGTCCAGTATAAGCAGGGCAGGATTTGGCTTTTGTATCAGAAATACGCTGAAAAGGGATACACCAGCACCAAGACCTTCAGTTCTCCCGGCGGCAACGGCGAGATACACAGCCATGTTCATACCTATTGGACCCAGGGCGGGCGGCTGTTCATCTATCATGCGCTTAAGGCGGACGGCATTCTCCCTTTAATCGAACAGGAGGCGTGAGTGATGGAACGGAATGAACGATTCAATGCCTCCGGCTGTTACGACCCCGTACCCTATGAAGTCATGAGCAAAATGGAGCGTGAGGAGCAAAAGGCGGCAAAGTCCGCCTTCCTCCCGCTCGTGTATATCTGCTGCCCATACAGAAATGATCCCGCCGGCAACAGCGAAAAGGCGCGCAGATTCTGTCGCTTCGCCGTAGACCGGGGATATATACCGCTCTGCACTATACTGCATTTTCCTCAGTTTATGTCGGATAAAGATCCGGAGGAACTTGAACTTGCCCTCTTTATGGACATCGTGCTTATGGGCAAATGCCAGGAGGTCTGGGTGCTCGGCGAAACAATCACCGAGGGCATGAGCCGCGAACTGCATAAGGCGGAGCGCCGCAGACAGCCTGTCCGTTATTTCAATAATGACTTTGAGGAGGTTGAGCGTCATGCGTGAACTGCCTATTGCATACGGCGGCAGCTGCTTTGCCAGGAAATGGTCTAATAAAAAGATTACGTTTGACGACCTCTGCGAAAGGCTCAAAACGACCATACGTACCCTAGAGACCGCCGAGGAATATCCGAAGCTGCCGAAAGCGGAGCGGGACAGAACCAAAGACAAGGGCGGCTTTGTCGGCGGCATATTGAAGGACGGCAGGCGCAAGCGTGAAACGGTAGTCTGCCGCTCCATGCTATCCCTCGATGGCGACCATGCCGATAAGGATTTCATCGACCGTTATGAGATGTTCGGTAAATACGAATCCTGTCTTTACACAACCCACGGCCATGTGCCGGACGCGCCGAGGGTGAGACTGCTCGTTCCGATGGCGAGGGATGTAACGCCGGACGAGTATTCCGCCATCGCCCGGTTCTTCACCGATGAATGGGGCATCGGCCAGTTTGACGAGTGTTCCTACCGTCCGCATCAGCTGATGTACTGGCCGACCACGCCCTCAAACGGAGAATACATTTTCAGGCGTTTCAGCGGCAAATGGCTTGATCCCGACGAGGTATTGTCGGCTCACCCCAATTGGCGGGATTGCTCTCAGCTTCCCACATCATCCCGTGAAAGTTCGGTCACAAACAGAAGCGAAAAACGCCAGCAGAACCCTCTTGAAAAAGGCGGTGTTGTCGGCGCCTTTTGCCGTGCCTACACCATTCAGGCGGCAATTGACAAATTCCTGTCCACGGTATATGAGCCTTCCGCCATACCCGGACGCTATGACTACATTTCCGCCGACAGTTCCGCCGGCGTAGTCGTCTATGATGATAAGTTTGCCTATTCCCACCACGCTACAGATCCCGCATGCGAAAAGGAGCTGAACGCCTTCGACCTCGTCCGTATCCATAAATTCGGCGGTGATGATGAGAAGAAATCATTTAAGGAAATGTCGGAGTTTTCTGTGCGGGACGACAAGGTCAAACGGCTCCTTGTCCAGGAGAAAACCGAGCAGGCGTCAGCTGAGTTTGACGACGAGGATTGGCAGGACGCTCTGGAACTGGACAAGGGCGGAAACATCAAGGACACACTCGACAACCTGGTTCTCATTCTCCGCCACGACTGTGAGCTGCGTCATATCGCCTTCAACTGCCATCGGGACGGCATCGACGCAAAGGACGGCCTTCCGTGGGAGCAGATCAAGCCCGGCTGGAACGATTCGGACATAGCGGCTCTTAAGGTCTACCTCTCAAACAAATACAGACTTTACTCCCCGACAAAAACAAAAGACGCCATTCTTGCGGTCGCAGCCGAGAGAGCCTATCACCCCATCAAGGAATATCTCGAATCTCTGCCCGAATGGGACAGAGTTCCAAGAGTGGATACGCTGTATATCGACTATTTCGGTGCGAACGACACTTCATATACCAGGTCGGTCAGCCGGAAATCCATGACGGCGGCTGTGGCGCGCATATACAGACCCGGCACGAAGTTCGATTCCGTTCCAATCCTCAACGGTCCCCAGGGCATCGGTAAAAGCACCTTCTACGCCAAACTCGCCGGGGACTGGTTCTCCGACAGTTTAACGCTAACGGATATGAAGGATAAAGCCGGCCCCGAAAAACTGCAGGGATACTGGATTCTTGAACTTGGCGAACTTGCCGGTATGCGGAAAGCCGATGTGGAGACAGTGAAATCCTTTATCTCCCGTTTGGACGACAAGTACCGCGCCTCCTACGGCGTGACCGTGGAAAACCATCCCCGTCAGTGCGTCATCGTCGGCTCTACCAACGCCGAGAGCGGTTTTCTCCGCGATATCACAGGAAACCGCCGCTTCTGGCCCGTCCGCGTCAGCGGTGAAAGTAAAAAGAAATCATGGCAGCTTACCAAAACCGAGGTCGAGCAGATATGGGCGGAGACCCTTGTTATCTACCGAAAAGGCGAAAAGCTGTATCTCGACGGTGAGGACGCGCAGATCGCCATCACCGAACAGGCCAACGCTATGGAATCCGATGAGCGTGAAGGTCTGGTACGGGCTTACCTTGAAACCCTGCTGCCTGAAACCTGGGATACCATGTCCCTTTATGAGCGCAGGAACTTCCTGAACGGTTCGGAGTTCGGCGGTGATCAGCACACCGGCACGGTGCGGCGGGAATACACCTGCAACATGGAGATATGGTGCGAGTGTTTCGGCAAGGAGGGGCCCTCCATGCAGTCAAAGGACACCTACGCTATCGCGGCTATCATGCGGAAGATCGAGGGCTGGGATAAATCAGACCGCAAAAACTACCCGATCTACGGACGACAGCGCGGGTACAGGCGCAGCTTGTCCGAGTGATTGTCCCAACCCAAGGCAGACAAGCGGCAGGCTGTCCTCAAAGCTGTCCTGCCGCTCGTCCTTGTAAGAACCCTTGCAGTCAGGGAAAAAGCGACTGTACAGGACAAGCGGACAACCTTGAACCTATGAGCATAAAAAATGAAAAAAGAAAGTGCTTTGGGTGCGTAAGCGTATATGTACGCGCGTATAGGAGTTTTTTGACTGTTGTCCGTCACTTGTCCGGATTGGAGCGAATATGCGAGAAAAATATGTTGAACAGGCTCTGGTGAAGGCCGTGAGAAAGATGGAAGGTCTGGCGCTGAAATTCGCAAGTCCGGGTTTAGATGGAGTGCCAGACCGGATACTGCTTTTCCCCGGCGGCAGAATCGCCTTCGTTGAAACCAAAGCCGATGGAATGAAACTCCGGCCTTTGCAGGCAAGGCGAAAAAGGCAGCTTGAGGAGCTTGGTTTTTCGGTTTACTGCATTGACCGGAAAGAGCAGATCGGAGGGATCATCAATGAAATACTCTCCACATGAATATCAGACCTTTGCGACGGAGTTTATCCTGAACCATCCCGTGTCGGCAGTACTGCTTGAAATGGGTCTGGGTAAGAGCGTGATAACGCTGACCGCCATCTTCGACCTCTGCCTTGACAGTTTTCTCATCCGGAAAGTCCTGGTCATCGCTCCTCTGAGGGTGGCGAGAGATACATGGCCCGCAGAAATCAAAAAGTGGGATCATCTGTACGGACTGACATACGCCGTGGCTGTCGGCACAGAGCAGGAACGGCTCTCGGCTCTTAAGGAGAAAACCGATATACACATCATCAACCGTGAAAACGTGGACTGGCTCGTAAATAAAAGCGGCATTATATTTGACTACGATATGGTGGTCATCGATGAGCTGTCCTCCTTCAAATCTTATCAGGCCAAGCGGTTCAAAAGCCTTCTGAAAGTCAGACCCTTTGCTAAAAGAATTGTAGGTCTGACCGGAACGCCTTCGTCAAACGGGCTTATGGATCTGTGGGCGGAGTTTCGTATTCTTGACCTTGGCAAAAGACTCGGCAGATACATAACTCACTACCGCAGCCGCTATTTTACCCCGGATAAGCGCAACGGACAGGTCGTGTTCTCATATAAGCCGATGGAGGGCGCGGAACAGAAAATCTATGACGCCATATCCGACATTACCATCTCCATGCGGTCGGCGGATTACCTCAAACTGCCGGAATACGTTTTAATCGAAGTCCCTGCGTACCTTTCCGAAAAAGAACGGTCTGTGTACGACACTTTCCGCGAGGATATGGTGGTCAAGCTGAAAAACGTGGAGATCGACGCGCTGAACGCCGCCGTCCTTTCCGGCAAACTCCTGCAGATGGCGAACGGCGCTGTCTACGGCGAGGATAACCGGGTTCAATATCTTCATGACCGCAAACTGGATGCTCTAGAGGATCTGATTGAGGGCGCAAACGGAAAACCCGTTCTCATTGCCTATTGGTATCAGCACGACCTCGACCGCATCAAAGAACGATTGTGCAGACTTCATATCCCCTTTTTGGAAATGAAAGCTCCTGGCGCTATCGAAAGGTGGAACAGCGGCGAGATTCCCGTGGCGCTTATCCATCCGGCGTCTGCCGGACACGGGCTGAATCTCCAAGCCGGAGGCTCAACCTTGATATGGTTCGGTCTGACGTGGTCACTGGAGCTGTATCAGCAGACGAACGCCCGGCTCTGGCGGCAGGGACAGCAAAACACGGTTGTGCTTCACCACATTATCGCCAAAGGTACGATTGATGAGGACGTTATGAAGGCACTGAAACGCAAGGAGAAAACGCAGTCGTCTCTAATAGACGCCGTCAAGGCGAATATGGAGGTGAGGCGTTGAGTGAACCTTATGAGAAGCTTGCCGCCGCTATAATCCTGAAAGCCGTCAAGGATTACAGGGACGCATTAAAAAAGCACCGAAAACGGCCGAAATACCAGCCCGCCATTGAAATGATAGCCGAGGTGGAGAGGTTCTTCCGCTCCGAGTGGTATAGAGAACTTACCTCTGTTGACGGTGATATGTTGATCAGAAAACTGAAATCGGAGGTGGAAAGAGAATGAAACCAAAAGAGTATCTTCACCAGGCATACCGGCTCGACCACAGAATCAACTCGGACATTGAGGAAATGGAGCGCCTTCGCGAGATGGCCTACAACGTTTCCGCTCCCAACTGGGGCGAAAAGGTCAGCACCTCAAGGAATACCGACCCGCCTTTTGTCCGCTGCATTGAACGCATCATGGCGCTTGATGAGAAGATAAACGCGGAAATAGATAAGTTCGTTGCTCTGAAGGAACAGATCAGAGGCGTCATCGACAAAGTAACTGACACCGATGAGCGTATGGTACTTCGGTACCGGTATGTACACAATTACACCTGGGAACAGATCGGTGATGAACTGAACGCCGACAAAAGCACAGTCCGCCGCTGGCACGGAAATGCTTTGCTTCATGTGGTGATGCCTGATGACCCTATCATTATCTGCAAGCCGCAACGAAATGAGCAGCTTTGAGCAGAGATAAGCACCTGCCATTCAGGTTATAGTATAACCAGCAAAAAATACAATGCGAGAGCCTTCGAAGGTACATCCTTCCGGGGGCTTTTCTCATGCAAGGAACCGGAGGTGAAACGAGTGCCGAAAAAACCAAAAAGACCCTGCCGGATGAACGGCTGCCCAAACTTTGCCGGAGACGGTGAGATTTACTGCCCGGAACATAAAACGGAAGCCGAACAATTCTACAACCGATACCAGCGGCCCACCGACAAGAATGTTTACGGGCGCGCCTGGAAACGGATCAGGGACAGAAAAATCCGTGAGTCCCCCGTGTGCGAGGAGTGCTTGAAGCACGGCATTTACCGTCCGGCAGAGGAAGTCCACCATCGTGTCCCGCTCTCGGAGGGCGGTACGCATGAGCGTTCAAACCTCGTGTCCCTCTGCCGTTCCTGCCATATGAAGGCGCACGGCGAACTTGGAACGCGAAAGCCGCACAGCTATGACAACTAACGCACCCGGTGGGGCGTTCGAATCTCTGCGGCTTTTAATTCAGGGCAACGGCCTGGGGTCACGTGTGAACAAAATGCGAATTCAAAAGGGTGATAAAGGAAGGCGGTGAGAAAAATACCAACAAAATCGAATAACACCGGCGGTCAGGGCGGAAAAAGGCCCGGTGCCGGACGCAAGAAAAAAGCCGTGACCGAAAAAGCGTTAAGCGGCAATCCGGGCGGCAGGAAGCTTACCGTTATGGACATTCCAGATGTTGAGGGCACAGCGATGCCGAAACCGAAAGACATCCTCTCGGCAAAACAGCGTGACGGCACGGAGCTCCGTGCGAAGTCAGTATACGAAGAAACATGGCAGTGGCTCAGCAATATCGGCTGCGCCGCCTATGTGTCTCCCCAGACAATAGAGCGGTACGCCATGTGCGTAGCGCGATGGATTCAGTGCGAGGAGATGACCAACGAGCTCGGTTTCCTCTCGAAACATCCGACGACCGGAAAACCCATCACTTCTCCGTTTATAAACATCGGCATCAACTATATGAATCAGGCAGCCCGCCAGTGGGATGCCATTATGCAAATCGTCAAGGAGAACTGTACCGTGGATTTCAGCGGCGCAAACCCTAATGATGATTTGGAACGACTGCTTCATCAGAGAAAGGGATTTTGATATGACATCATATAAAACCTGCGAAAGCGTATGCATAGGTCACCCGGACAAACTGTGCGACCTTATTGCCGACAGCATTCTGGATGAGTGCCTGCGGCTCGATAAATCCTCCCGCGTAGCCTGCGAGGTCATGGCGACAGGACATAAAATCATCGTAGCTGGTGAAATCACCTGCTCAAAGCGTGTGGATATCCGATTTATTACACGACAGGCGCTGCGGAAAGCCGGATATAATCCTCTGAAGCACCTCATTTATGTATATGTACATAAACAATCGGAGGACATCGACGGCGGCGTGTCCAGAGCCCTTGAATCAAGGAATGGAGATACCTCCTGGTATTCCACCATCGGCGCCGGAGATCAGGGCACCGTTTACGGCTACGCCACCAATGAAACCAAAAGCCTTATACCTCTGCCTCTTGAACTTGCTCATCAGATTTGCAAACGGGTCGACAAGGTTCGCTCGGACGGTACTGTCAAGGGGATTTTCTCCGACGGCAAGGCGCAGGTGACCATTCAGTATGAGGACGGAAAGCCTGTGCGTGTGAAGACCATCGTAGTTTCCGTTCAGCATTCCGAGTGCAAGGACCTCGATGTTCTCCGCAGTGAGATTATATCCAATGTGCTGTGGCCAGTTTTCGAAGCCTTTCCCTTTGATAAGGATACGGAAATCCTCGTCAATCCCTCCGGGAGATTTGTGAAGGGCGGTCCCGCCGCTGACACGGGTCTCACCGGCAGAAAAATCATCGTGGATACCTACGGCGGCGAGGGTGCGCACGGCGGCGGAGCGTTTTCCGGCAAAGACCCCACGAAGGTCGACCGCTCGGCTGCCTATATGGCGAGATGCGTCGCCGTGTCCATTGTGCAGAACGGTCTGGCGGATAAATGCCAGGTGGCTGTCTCCTATGCCATTGGCAAGGCTGACCCTGTCGCCGTTCAGGTAGACACCTTCGGCACAGGCAAGTATTCCGATACGGTAATCAGAAACGCCGTCATTGATACATTCAACTTTCGTCCGGCCGCCATCATCGAATTCCTTAAACTGAGGGACACGGATTATTCCGCGACCTCAACCTACGGTCACTTCGGCGGCTGCGAGAGATGGGAGTGGAATCACTGTTGGCAGGAACTCCGGGAGGCGGTGAAAAAACATGAGCAAGACAACGACTGAGATGCAGCTTGTGCCCATCGCCAAGCTGGTGCCTTATCAGAATAACGCGAGAACACATTCGGCGGAGCAGATAAAAAAGCTCCGCTCTTCTTTACGGGAATTCGGCTTTGTGAACCCCGTCCTCATCGACCGCAGCTGCGGCGTCATTGCCGGACACGGCAGAATCCAGGCGGCCATGGAGGAAGGCATCACCGAGGTGCCGTGCGTATATGTCGACCACCTCACCGAGGCGCAGAAAAAGGCATATATCCTCGCAGACAACCGTATGGCGCTAGACGCCGGATGGGACGAGGAACTTCTGAGAATAGAGTTGGAAGAACTGGAGGGGCTCGGCTTCGACCTTGGCCTTACAGGTTTCGATGAAAAAGAGCTGACGGAATTGTTCGGTAAGGATACCGAGGTTAAAGATGACGATTTCGACGTCGATGCGGAACTGCAAAAACCGACGTTCTCAAAATCCGGAGATATATGGACGCTCGGACGACACAGGCTTATCTGCGGCGATTCCACAAAAAAGGAGACCTATGATATCCTCGTCGGCGACCATCGCGTCAATCTTACAGTGACCGATCCTCCGTATAACGTCAATTACGAAGGGGCCGCCGGAAAAATCAAGAACGACAATATGGCGAACGAGAAGTTCTATCAGTTCCTCCTGGATGCCTTTGTCAATATGGAAAGCCGCATGGCGGATGACGCCAGCATATATGTTTTCCACTCGGACACCGAGGGGTTGAATTTCCGCCGCGCCTTTGCCGATGCGGGGTTTTATCTCTCCGGATGCTGTATCTGGAAGAAGCAGTCTCTGGTACTCGGACGCTCTCCGTATCAGTGGCAGCATGAGCCGGTGCTGTACGGCTGGAAGAAAAGCGGCAAGCACCAATGGTACACCGGCAGAAAGGAAACCACCATCTGGGAGTTTGACAAGCCAAAGAAAAACGGCGACCATCCCACGATGAAGCCGATACCTCTCCTGGCTTACCCTATAATGAACTCCTCGCTGACGAATTCCATTGTCCTCGACCCCTTCGGCGGCAGCGGATCCACGCTGATCGCCTGTGAGCAGTCCGGACGTATCTGTTTTACAGCCGAACTCGATGAAAAGTACTGCGATGTGATTGTGAAACGATACATTGAACAGGTCGGCACGAGCGAGAACGTATCGGTCATCCGGAACGGCGAGAGCCTCAGATTTGAGGAGGTGCAGACGGATGGAACTGAATAAGCCTTTAACCCTCGGCAGCCTGTTTGATGGCTCCGGGGGTTTTCCTTTGGGAGGACTTCTTTCCGGCATTCAGCCTGTCTGGGCATCGGAAGTCGAGCCTTTCCCCATTCGGGTAACCACAAAACGACTGCCGTTCATAAAGCACTACGGTGATGTCAGTAAAATGAACGGCGGCGAGATCGAACCGGTGGACATTATCACCTTCGGCAGTCCCTGCCAGGATATGTCCGTTGCCGGTAAAAGAGCGGGATTGGACGGCAGCCGCTCCAACCTTTTTTATGAAGCTGTCCGAATTGTAAAAGAAATGAGGTGCTCGACCGATGGAAAATATCCGAGATGGATCTGCTGGGAGAATGTCCCCGGCGCCTTCTCCTCGAATAAGGGGGAAGACTTCAAGGCAGTCCTCGACTCGATCTGCAAAATCAAAGACGAAGCCTGCGATATTCCTGAACATAATAAGTGGGAATCCGCAGGCGAAATACTGGGAGATGATTTTTCCATCGCATGGAGAGTTCTCGATGCGCAGTTTTGGGGAGTTCCCCAACGAAGAAAACGCATCTTCCTTGTCGTGGATTTTGCAGGCCGGAGTGCCGGACAAATACTATTTGAGTCCGAAGGCCTGTCAGGGTATTCTGGGGAGGGCTTCCGTGCGTGGCAAAGAGCTGCCGGAAGTGCTGGAAACGGCGCTGACAAGACAGGCTTCAACTGCGGAATAAGCAAAGTGGTGCTTAACGATCAGGGCGGAAACCGCATGGATGTAACTGATGACTTGACCAGTACGCTCCGAGAGGAAGCGCACCATCCACCCTGCGTTATGGAGTCAGCCGGGTTCTGTACCGAGCATTCGGCGAAGGCCAGGTCGATAGGATATGAGGAGGAGATGTCCCCAACACTTCGCGCCGGCGTCGTTCCCGCGGCAGTCGCACTGGAAAACCATCCTACCGACAGCCGTATCAGAATCTCTGGTGATAATAAGGTTCAGACGCTGACATCGCGTATGGGAACAGGCGGCAATAACGTACCGCTTCTTATGAAGATAAGATGCGGCTGTGAGGGAGGCGGAAAAGGCGCTCTGATTCAAGAGAACAGGTCGGCAACGCTGTCCTGTAACAATGACCAGACACTTTTCGAGCCAAAAGCATGGGATGGCGGTGATGTATCTCCCACGCTCACCGCGAACAATGCCGGGGGCAGTCAGCGGATGCCGGATAAAGACAACTTCAACTGCGTAGTTGAGGCTTACGGAATCTGCTCAAAGGACTCCAATTCCATGAAATCAGACAATCCGAACAGCGGTTTTTATAAAGCCGACTCCTCCCGCTGTCTTGACAGGGGCGGCGGAAACCCCACATGCAACCAGGGAGGAATCGCAGTGGTGGAGGGTATCCCGTTTACGCAGAACCAGCGTGATGAAGTCCGCATTCTTGGTGATAAGAGCGGTGCGTTATGCAGGGCAGCAACGAAGCAGCAAACCTATGTGCTTCAAGGTTCGATGATCGGGCGAAAAGATGGGAACGGTCCGCAGGGCAACGGCGTGAACGAGGACGTCTCATTCACCCTCAACACCGCAGACCGCCACGCGGTTTATGCCATGACCGCCGGTTCCTTTGCCAATATCGGAGAGGAGCAGACGCCCACGCTTCTGGCACGGGATTATAAGGACCCGACGTTTATCGCTGAACCTGCCTATGGTATCGGCAGGGACGCCTTCAACCAGGGACAAAATGCTCAGTACAGACCTACTGTCGTGGAGGAAATTCAACCGACCCTGGTGGCGAAAGGACCCGGAGCCGTTGCGAAAGCCGACCCGGAATACGCTGTCCGCCGCCTTACTCCGACCGAATGCGCCAGGCTGCAGGGATTTCCGGACTGGTGGTGCGCGGATCTGGGAACAGCTGATCCAACGTACGGGGAGATTGCATTCTGGACGGATGTGTTTGAGACCCACAGGCTGATTTGCGGAACCTCCTCAAAACCGAAATCGCAGAAACAGATACTTGCATGGCTGAAAAACCCATATTCCGATGCAGCGGAGTATAAGATGTGGGGCAACGGAATCGCTCTCCCGTGCGTATATTTCCTGCTTACAGGTATAGTGTGGTCTGCCTGTAATGAGAATAGAAAAACCTCCGGATAATTGTGTGATATATTTCGCAGAAATGACTGGATATATCCGAACACTGACGGTAATATCACACTACCAAATTGAAGGAGGAATTGCACATGGCGACATTAAAATTCAACGTGGCCGGCACGGAACGCAAAAGGCTCGTAGGAGCAATCAGTGAAATTACCGGAGCCGAGGGGAAATACCTCGGGATGCCATCGGCGGCATATCAGGTGGACTGCTTCACCGTTGACAGGAACGGCGAGGTCATCTTCGCCGACCACGATGACAGTGAAAAAACTGAGAACCTACTGGCACGGCTTGCCGACCAAGGGTTTGAGCCTGAACCATCTGAAAATAGCACGGTGGTAAATAACTCCGACACGGGCGAACAGTGTTTTGAAGACGACGATGAAACGGGACTTACGATATCTCTTCCGCTTGACAAGGTATCCGTCGAAAATCTTACGAAGCTACTTGATGCCAAAGGAAGTCTCATCAGCAAGGCGCTCAAAATTCCGGCAACGCCCATCGAAGTCAACGAGGATACGATATCCTTCCCCTGGTTTGATACGATACCTTGCCCGGACGAGGTCAGCGCCTTCAGTCGGTTCATTGGTGCACTGTGTGCCATGAGCAAGAATCAGAAACGGATCAATGCCACTGAAAAAGAAATCGAAAACGAGAAATACGCATTCCGTTGTTTTCTGCTTCGTCTCGGTTTTATAGGTGAGCCGTACAAAAAAGAGCGGAAAATCCTGCTGCAGAATCTGACAGGATCATCTGCTTTCAAAGGAGGAACGAAAGATGCTGTTTCCAAGTAAAGAAATTGTGGATTTGGTACGCAGACAATTTCCGAAGGACTGCCGTGTGGAGCTTGTCCGCATGGATGATGCCCAGGCTCCGCCGATAGGTACGAAAGGAACTGTCATAGGTGTAGACGATACGGCGAGCGTCATGGTGAAATGGGATAATGGATGCGGTCTGAACGTGGTCTACGGTGAGGATTTATGCAGCAGAATTGAGGAATAATATACACAATTGCTGCGCCGCATCAATTACTAAGTAATATAAAAAAGCATCAGAGCCGGAGGGCTCTCTTGCTCGTAGTACGGCACCTGTCGAGGGTGTCTTTTATTTTGCCCGGAAGGAGGCGGAAACCTTGAGAAAGCTTAAAAAATACAAGCCCACACGGTTCATGGCAGAAGAAAGTTATTATGACAAGGACGCCGCCGACCACGCTGTGTGCTTTATAGAAAACTTCTGCTGCCATACAAAAGGCACCTGGGACGGCAAGCCTTTCGAGCTTATCGACTGGCAGGAACAGATCATCCGGGATATATTTGGAATTCTGAAACCAAACGGATATAGGCAGTTTAACACAGCATATATCGAGATACCGAAAAAGCAAGGCAAGAGTGAACTCGCCGCGGCTGTCGCGCTATATCTTCTATGTGCGGATTTCGAACCCGGCGCCGAGGTCTACGGCTGTGCTGCGGATAAAGACCAGGCACGTATCGTATTCGATGTGGCGATGGATATGGTCAAACGCTGTCCTCATTTGTTCAGTAAAATGGGGATTCAGGCAAGCCTGAAAACCATGAATTATCTTCCGACCGGCAGCAGATACAAGGCGCTGTCAGCTGATGTGGCGAACAAGCACGGTTTTAACACCCACGGCGTTATCTTTGATGAGCTGCATACCCAGCCGAATAGAAGACTGTACGATGTCATGCTCCAAGGCAGCGGAGACGCGAGAATGCAGCCGCTGTATTTTCTTATTACAACCGCCGGAAACAATCAGAACAGCATATGCTGGGAGGTTCACCAGAAGGCTCTGGATATTATAGACGGCAGAAAGTGCGATTCTACCTTCTACCCGGTGATTTACGGCGCAGCGCAGGAAGACGACTGGGCAGATCCCAAAGTGTGGAAAAAGGCCAATCCCTCCCTCGGTATCACGGTTGGCATAGATAAAGTCAAAGCGGCTTTTGAATCGGCACGGCAGAATCCCGCCGAGGAGAACAGTTTCCGTCAGCTGCGCTTGAATCAGTGGGTCAAGCAATCTGTACGCTGGATGCCGATGGACAAATGGGATGTCTGCGCTTTCGCGGTTGATCCGGAAACTTTGCGAGGAAGAGCATGCTACGGCGGCCTTGACCTATCCTCCTCTACAGATATCACAGCATTCGTTCTGGTGTTCCCGCCCGGGGATGAGGAGGAAAAATATATTGTACTGCCTTATTTCTGGATACCGGAAGACAACATTGATTTGCGTGTGCGCAGAGACCATGTGAATTATGATGTCTGGAGGAAGCAAGGCTATCTGCAGACTACCGAAGGCAATGTCGTCCATTACGGATTCATAGAAAAGTTCATCGAGGAACTCGGCACCAAATACAACATTCGCGAGATTGCCTTCGACCGCTGGGGTGCTGTACAAATGACACAGAACCTTGAAAACCTAGGTTTCACGGTCGTACCATTCGGCCAGGGCTTTAAAGACATGAGTCCTCCGACCAAAGAACTGATGAAACTGACCCTGGAACAGAAAATTGCCCACGGAGGTCACCCGGTTTTACGGTGGATGATGGATAACATCTACATCCGGACTGACCCTGCCGGAAACATCAAGGCCGATAAAGAAAAATCCACCGAGAAGATCGACGGCGCAGTCGCTACAATTATGGCGCTTGACCGGGCGATTCGCTGTGGAAATGATAGTTCAGCTTCGGTATATGATGATCGCGGACTCATTATCTTTTAATAATTTACCTATGAGGTTAATTTGTGGATTGACTTTTTCATCTGCTCGTGCTACAATAAATTTACCTCAAAGGTAAATGACAAGGAGAGGTGATGGGTTGCAGATAGAGTACAAAAGCCGTGGACTCGAAAAGGTGTGTACAAACGCTCACGAGGCCGAAAAGAAACACGGGAAAAATATGGCGGCGAAGATACATCAACGAATAGATGAAATAACGGCTGCGGATTCTGTTGAAATGCTGATTCAATATAAAATCGGCGGCTGCCATATACTAAAGGGAGATAGAAAGAAACAATATGCCATGGTCTTAATTCAGCCCTACCGCCTCGTCTTTGAGATGAATGGTTCTGAGGTTCAAATTGTCCGTGTCATAGAAATCATTGACTATCATTAAATCTGTGGCACAAGAAGAAGGAGGTAGCACAGATGGTGAGAAGCCGTACAATAATTGCATCACCACCAGGCGCGACCATAAAGGAGCAGCTTGTTGACAGAGGAATGAGCCAGAAGGAGTTTGCTCTTAGAATGGATATGTCTGAAAAGCATATCAGCAGACTTATCAATGGTGAAGTCCAGTTAACCCCTGATATGGCCATGCGTCTTGAGCTGGTGCTTGGGGTTCCTGCACAGTTTTGGAGCAGGCTAGAGTCCGTCTATCGTGAGAAGCTGGCGAAGGCCAACGCTGAGAACGAGATGGACGCAGATATAGAAATAGCTAAAAAATTTCCTTACAAAGAGATGTCTAAAAACGGATGGGTTCCGGAAACAAGCAAATCTACAGAAAAGGTAATCCATCTTCGTAAACACTTTGAAGTGGTTCAGCTTGGTTTGCTCCAAGGCGCTTTAATTCCTGGTATAGCCTGCAGACGCTTAGCTGACCATGAAAAAGCTGATTACGCTTTGTTTGCATGGGCTCAGAAAGCTAAGCTTGAGGCAAGAAAAATTGATACGAAACCAATAGATATAAACAAGCTATCGAATATAATACCGAATATCAGGAAGATGACGCGGGAGAATCCGGAGACGTTTTGCGGTGAATTAGTGGGCACACTTGCTGACTGCGGTATAGCGATTGTTTTTCTTCCGCATATTGGCGGATCATTTCTGCATGGCGCTACATTCTATGACGGAGGAAAAATCGTCGTGGGGCTGACTGTGCGAGGTAAAGATGCGGACCGCTTTTGGTTTAGCCTTTTCCATGAAATTGCGCATATTATTTATGGACACATTGGTCAGCCGAATGGTACTTCAGATGCAGATGAGTCTGCTGCGGATGAATTTGCAAAAGAAACACTGATTCCAAGCAAAGAATTCGAGCCGTTTATTGCAAAGAAAGATTTTTCTAAATCATCGATAGTTCAATTTGCTGATGCGGTTGAAATCGATGCTGGCATTGTGGTTGGAAGGCTGCAAAAAGAAGGTTATATCGAATATAGCTGGTACAACGACTTAAAAACCAAATATAAAATTACTGCATAGAACAAAGCTACGCGATTAGAAAGCATCTATTTCAGGATAGGTGCTTTTTTCATGCCCATTTTAAGGAGGAGGATGTCTATGGGAATTCTAAAGGGAATATTCAAGGCCCGTGACAAGCCGCAAAATACGCTCAACAGCAGCTGGTACACATTCTTTTTCGGGACTGCCAGTTCCGGAAAGCCGGTAAACGAAACGACAGCAATGCAGATGACAGCGGTGTATTCATGCGTGAGGATACTGTCCGAAACCGTGGCGGGACTTCCGCTTCATGTGTACAAATACAATGACAGCGGAGGCAAGGAGAAAAACCTCAAGCATCCGCTATATAAACTGCTTCATGACGAACCCAACCCCGAGATGACTTCCTTTGCGTTTAGGGAAACACTGATGAGCCATCTCTTGTTATGGGGCAACGCTTACGCGCAGATTATCCGAAACGCCCGAGGGGAGGTAATAGCACTCTACCCGCTGATGCCCAACAAAATGACAGTCGACCGTGATAAAAACGGCCGGCTTTTTTATTTGTACCAGCAAAATTCAGAGGATGCTCCCGCACAGGGCAAACACGGACAGGTCTACCTTTCCCCGTCTGATGTTCTGCATATTCCCGGTCTTGGCTTTGACGGCCTAGTCGGTTACTCGCCAATAGCAATGGCGAAGAATGCTGTGGGACTTGCGATTGCCACCGAGGAATATGGAGCGAAGTTCTTCGCCAACGGCGCGGCTCCCGGCGGCGTATTGGAACACCCCGGTACCATCAAAGACCCGCAGAAGGTAAAAGAATCCTGGAACTCGGCGTATCAGGGCAGCAACAATGCGCACCGGGTGGCTGTCCTTGAAGAAGGCATGAAATACCAGGCTATCGGCATTTCTCCGGAGCAGGCGCAGTTTTTGGAAACACGAAAGTTCCAGATCAATGAGATTGCCCGCATTTTCAGAGTACCGCCCCATATGCTTGCCGACCTGGAGAAATCATCCTTCAGCAATATCGAACAGCAATCACTGGAGTTTGTGAAATACACCCTCGATCCCTGGGTGGTGCGCTGGGAGCAGACAATGTGCCGGGCGCTGCTTTCATCCAGCGAGAAACCGAATGTGTTTATCAAATTCAATGTTGATGGACTACTTCGGGGTGATTATGTAAGCCGTATGAATGGTTACGCTACCGCCCGCCAAAACGGCTGGATGAGCGCCAACGACATACGGGAGCTTGAGAACCTGGATAGAATCCCGGCGGAACTTGGCGGAGACCTGTACCTCATCAACGGTGCAATGACAAAGCTGCAGGATGCCGGGGCATTCGCAGATATCAAAGAAACGGAGGAACCCGAATGAAGAAATTCTGGAACTGGGTGCGGGACGAAGATTCCGGCGCCCGAACACTTTACCTTGACGGCGTGATAGCCGAAGACTCATGGTTCGATGACGATGTTACCCCAAAGGCATTTAAAGCAGAACTTGCTGCCGGAGAGGGTGACATTGTTATTTGGCTCAATTCACCCGGCGGTGACTGCATTGCGGCAAGCCAGATATACGCCATGCTAATGGATTACAAAGGCAAAGTTACCGTAAAAATCGACGGTATTGCCGCTTCCGCCGCATCAGTGATCGCCATGGCGGGAACAACCGTACTGATGGCTCCGACAGCACTCATGATGGTGCATAATCCTTTGACGGTAGCCATCGGAGACAGCGATGAAATGCAAAAAGCCATTGCCATGCTCTCGGAAGTCAAGGAAAGCATCATCAACGCCTATGAAATAAAAACAGGCCAGACAAGGGCGAAGCTTTCCCATCTGATGGATGCAGAAACCTGGCTGAATGCCAAAAAAGCCATTGAACTCGGATTTGCCGACAGGATCTTGGAAGATGACAAAAAACGACAACAGACAGATGACGCCACCTATGCTTTCAGCCGCAGGGCGGTGACAAACTCGCTGCTGGACAAAGTCAAACCCAAACTCCCAAAACAGAAAACAGGCACACCGATTGAGTCGCTGGAGAAGCGGCTCTCTTTGATTCAACACTAAATTTTAGGAGGACAATGATATGAGTAAAATTCTTGAACTGCGTGAAAAACGCGCAAAGGCATGGGAAACAGCAAAGGCGTTTCTGGATGCCAAACGTGGATCGGACGGCCTGGTTTCTGCAGAGGACACGGCAGTCTATGACAAAATGGAGGCAGATGTTGTAGCGCTCGGCAATGAAATCGACAGGCTTGAAAAGCAGGAAGCGCTTGACCGTGAGCTTTCCAAACCTCTTAACATGCCGCTAACCGGAAAACCTTCTGTACCGGGCATGGAAACAAAAAAAGGAAGGGCGTCCGACGAGTACAGGAAGGCTTTCTGGAATGCCATGCGTACCCGTGCCGGAGAGGGTCTCGACCCGGTCATTAAAAATGCCCTGCAGATCGGTACCGATACCGAGGGCGGTTACCTTGTCCCTGATGAATTCGAAAGGACTCTGGTTGAGGCCCTTGATGAGGAGAACATTTTCAGAAAACTGGCGAATGTCATCACCACTTCTTCCGGCGATAGAAAAATCCCGGTTGTGGCATCAAAAGGCACCGCTTCCTGGATTGATGAGGAAGGTGCTATTCCCGAAAGCGATGACAGTTTTGGGCAGGTTTCCATCGGAGCCTACAAACTTGGAACCATGATCAAGGTATCCGAGGAACTTTTGAATGACAGTGTATTCAATGTTGAATCCTACATTTCAAGAGAATTTGCAAGACGCATCGGAAGCAAGGAAGAAGACGCGTTTTTCACCGGCGACGGGTCCGGCAAACCTACCGGCATCCTTGCTGCAAGCGGAGGCGCACAGCTCGGTGTAACCACATCAAGCGCCACAGCCATCAGTATCGACGAGGTACTTGATCTGTTTTATTCACTGAAGGCTCCTTACCGCAACAAGGCGGTATTTATCATGAACGACGCTACTGTCAAAGCGATCCGAAAATTGAAAGACGGCCAAGGACAATACCTCTGGCAGCCTTCCTTGCAGGCGGGAACTCCCGACACAATCATGAACCGCCCGCTGTATACCTCGGCATACGTTCCCGCAATTGCCGCAAGCGCCAAGTCCATCGTTTTCGGTGACTTCAGCTACTACTGGGTAGCTGACCGTCAGGGACGTGTATTTAAGAGACTCAATGAACTCTATGCCGCAACCGGCCAGGTTGGTTTTGTCGCAACCCAGCGTGTCGACGGAAAACTGATTCTGCCTGAAGCCATCAAGGTTCTTCAACAGAAAGCGTAATGGAGGTGCTATATGAGTTATAACGCAAAGAACTATACCGAACAGGGCGGCGAGAAAACCGTCATAGGCGGCACATTGGAAATCAAGGAGGGAGCCTTGGTAACGGGACTCCCTTCCCTTTTCACACCGGCTGAAAACCAAAGCGCCAGTACGGCTGAAGATTTGGCGGGACTGCTTGTTGATTTCAACGCGCTGCTGACTAAGCTGAAAGCTGCCGGACTTATGACTGCCGACGCATAATGTTGGCGAAAGGATGGTGGCGGTGTGACATTGCTTGAAAAAGTCAAAGCAAACCTCATTCTCGAACACTCGGCAGATGATGAGCTTCTGCAGATGTATGTTGCCGCTGCTGTGAAATATGCGGAAAGCTACCAACATCTGACAGAGGATTTCTACACCGACAACCCGATGCCGGCAACCACGGAACAAGCCGTCATAATGCTGTCGTCCCACTTTTATGAGTCAAGGGACGGCAGCACCGGCGGTTTTTTTGCCGACAATGTGCAGGCAGGTCAGCAGGTGTGGAATACTGTCAACCTGCTATTGCGGCTTGACCGTGACTGGAGGGTGTGAAGATGAGCTATGGAAAGATGAACACTTTTGTTGACATCATCGAGAAAGTGAATACAAAGGATGCGGAGGGATTCCGTACAGAAGCGGACAATATTATTGCTTCCGTTAAAGCTTATCGGGAAGGTCGGCATGGCAATGAGAAATGGGCAAACAGGGCTGCGTTCTCGGAAGCTACCGACCTTTTCCGCTTCCGACGTATCCCCGATATTGAGATAACGACAGCAATGCTGCTTGTTTGTGGTGACAGACGGTTTGAAATCACTTCGATTGAGGATGTTAAAGGACGCGGTATGTATATCGAGGTTCTTGCCAAGGAGGTGGTTTCCGGTGGCTAAAGCAACAATCAAGATGCCGGAAGATTTCCTGTTAAAGCTATCCCGGCTCGGCGAAAAGACGGATGAAATAATTCCACGGATTCTCGAAGCGGGCGGCGAAGTTGTGGAGGCGAAAGTGAAAAGCAACCTCCAAAGTGCAATCGGCGGAGGGACAAAAGAAGACAGCCGCTCCACAGGCGAACTTGCATCAGCGCTTGGTATTTCTTCCGCCAGACAGGACAGGGACGGAAACTTCAATGTCAAAGTCGGCTTTTCCGAGCCGCGTTCCGACGGAAAAAGCAACGCCATGATTGCAGGTGTTTTGGAATACGGAAAGCATGGGCAGCCGCCCAAGCCTTTTATGAAACCTGCGAAATCGGCAAGCAAAAAAGCCTGCATTGATAGGATGGTATCCGAGTTTGAGAAGGAGGTTGAAAAGATATGAACCTGCTTCAGGAACTGAACAACATACTTGCTCCAATTATCCCGGTAGAGACGGGCGTTTTTTCCGAACCTGCACCGGAAAGATACATTGTCATCACTCCGATGGCGGACACCTTCGATTTGTTCACAGACGACAAACCCCGGCATGAAACACAGGAAGCGCGCTTATCCCTATTTGACAAGGGAAACTGTATGTCTCTGAAAAACCAAATAATCCGCAGCCTTCTGGAAACGGATTTTACAATAACCGACTGCCGGTATCTTGGGCACGAGGATGATACCGGCTACCACCATTACGCCATTGATGTGGCGAAAAACTATGAATTGGAGGAATAACTTATGGCAACAATCGGTCTGGATAAACTCTATTATGCCAAAATCACCGAGGATACCAGCGGCAATGAAACCTACGGTACGCCTATTCCGCTTGCAAAGGCGATGAAAGCGGACCTGTCTGTTGAGCTCGCTGAAGCAACCCTATATGCGGATGACAGTGCTGCGGAAATCGTAAAGGAATTTAAAAACGGCACCCTTTCCCTTGGAATTGACGATATCGGCGTAACGGCAGCCGAAGATCTGACTGGAGCAACGCTCGATGACAACAATGTCGTCATTTCCGGCAGCGAGGATGGCGGCAGTCCTGTCGCGGTTGGCTTTCGCGCAAAGAAAGCAAATGGCAACTACCGCTATTTCTGGCTGTACCGTGTGGTTTTCGGCATCCCGGCAACCAATCTCTCTACAAAGGGTGATTCTATTACCTTTTCCACTCCGACCATCGAGGGTACTGTTCTGCGCAGGAACAAGCTCGATGACAACGGCAAGCATCCCTGGAAATCGGAGGTCAATGAGGATGATGTGAGCGTTCCGGCTTCCGTTATTACCGGTTGGTACACGCAGGTCTATGAACCGGTATTCGCTGTTTAAGATTACTGGAGGTTTAGCAAATGGATAAAGAACGAAGCGCAGTTATTACGATCGGCGGTCAGGAATATGAAATGCTTCTGACCACCAAGGCTACTAAGGAGATCGCCAAGAGATATGGCGGTCTTTCTAATTTGGGCGAAAAGCTCATGAAAACCGAGAACTTTGAAATGGCTCTGGATGAGGTGGTATGGCTTATCACCCTGCTTGCCAATCAATCGGTGCTAGTGCACAACCTGCAGAGCCCTTCTAAAAAGAAAACCCTTCTTACTGAGGAGGCGGTCGAGCTGTTGACCTCTCCCTTCGAACTGGCGGATTACAAAAACGCCATCATGGAGGCTATGTACAAAGGAACGAAGCGCGAGGTTGAAAGCGAGGAGAAAGCCTCAAAAAACGCGCAGGTCGGGTAAGCGACGAGGAGTTGTTTGCCCGGCTGATTTTTTATGGCGTGTCCCTCCTGCACCGCTCTGAGCAGGAGGTCTGGCTGATGCCGATAGGCCATCTACTGGACCAGTGGGAGGTTTACAAGCAGTTCAACGGTCTTTCAAAAGCAAAACGGGAGTATTACATCGACGAAATCATACCAAATGGGATCTAAGGAAGTGGTGAGAATATGGCGGATAACTTCGGACTGAAAATCGGCGTCGAGGGCGAGAAAGAATTTAAACGAGCCCTTTCAGATATCAATCAGTCGTTTAAGGTGCTCGGCTCAGAGATGAAGCTTGTCGAGTCTGAATTTGGCAAAAACGAAAGCAGTGTCCAGTCCCTCACCGCCAAAAACGAGGTGCTCACCAAGCAGATCGATGCGCAGAAGGACAAAATTGAAACCTTGCAAAAGGCGCTGAAGAACGCTTCGGATTCCTTTGGTGAAAATGACCGCCGAACCCAGAACTGGGCGGTTCAGCTTAATAACGCCAAAGCCGAGCTAAACGGCATGGAGCGTGAGCTGGCACAGTCCGCCGAGGAAGCGGATAAGCTCGGCGATGAGCTGAAGAAATCCGGGAATGAGGCTGAAAATTCCGGCGGTAAATTTGATAAGCTGGGCGGCATCTTAAAGGGTGTCGGTGCAGCCATGGGTACCGTGGCGATCGCTGCTGGAGCAGCCGCATTTAAACTGGGCAAGGAGGTTGTGCAGCAGTTCGGTGAGCTAGAACAGAACCTCGGCGGCTCCGAGGCGGTGTTCGGTAAATATGCAGCTTTTATTCAGAAAACCGGCGAGGAAGCGTATAAAAACCTGGGTTTATCTCAAAGTGATTACCTGGCAACCGCCAATAAGATGGGCGCACTCTTTCAAGGCTCCGGCATTGAACAACAGAAGTCACTCGATCTGACAGAAAAAGCCATGCAGCGTGCTGCGGATATGGCCTCGGTCATGGGCATCGACATGTCAATGGCCATGGAATCCGTGGCAGGTGCCGCGAAGGGCAACTTCACCATGATGGACAACCTCGGTGTCTCCATGAACGCCACCAACATCCAAGCCTATGCTCTTGCCAAGGGTCTGGACTTCACGTGGGCCTCGGCGACTAACGCTGAAAAAGCCGAGGTTGCGATGCAGATGTTCTTTGAGAACACAGAGCAGTACGCTGGCAACTTTGCCCGCGAGTCCACTCAGACCATATCCGGCTCCATCGGACTTTTGCAGGCCGCACTCGGCTCCTTTACTGCGGGGCTTGGCAATGCCGACGCCGACATGACGAACCTGACACAAAATCTGGTGGATGCTTTTCAAGCGGTAGTGAAAAACATCGTACCGGTTATCGAAAACATTGTTTCTGCGCTTCCTATGGCAATGGATGCGATTCTTTCTGCAATCGGTGAGCTGCTGCCAACCCTGCTGAGCACCGTCACAGAGCTGTTCACCCAGGTGCTGGAGACTTTATTGGGCCTGTTGCCGGAGCTGATCCCTGCTGCAGTTGATGCGGTTATGACCATTGTCGGGGCGCTCATTGACAATCTTCCTCTGCTGATTGAGGCGGCGGTGCAGCTTATAACTGCGCTTGTGGAGGGCATCGGCACAGCCTTGCCGGAGCTAATTCCCGCTGCAGTTGGCGCTGTCATCACGATTGTCACCGGTCTGATAGACAACCTAGACATGATTCTCGCTGCAGCCTTTTCAATCATTCAGGGTCTGGCCGAGGGTCTCTTAAATGCCCTGCCCCAGCTGATGGAAGCACTGCCGCAGATCATCTTGACGATTATCAATTTCATCACCGATAATTTGCCTGCCATTATCCAGATGGGTATCGAGCTTACCGTTCAGCTTGCACTTGGTTTAATCAAGGCAATACCTCAGCTTGTAGCAAAGCTACCGGAAATTATCACTGCTATCGTAACAGGCTTGGGTGAAGCGGTCGGTTCGGTATTTGAAATCGGTAAAAACATCGTTTCTGGTCTTTGGGATGGCATTAAATCCATGGGCAGCTGGCTTGGAGATAAAATCAGCGGCTTCTTTTCCGGCATTGTGGACGGGGCTAAAAACCTGCTTGGTATCCATTCTCCTTCGACTGTGTTTGCCGGGATTGGCGAAAATATGGGTGCTGGCATCGGCGTTGGCTTTGCCGATGCTATGAAGCTTGTTGAAGAGGATATGAAAAAAGCGATCCCGACAGAGTTTGACGGGCTGAATATAGACGTTGATGCGGTCAACCGATTTGCCTCAGCCTCAAATGCAGCTCCATCTGAAGGACAGGCCGGGAACGTGGAAAACAAATATGAAATAGTAATTAATAATCCAAAGCCGGAAGCCGCTTCAGACAGCATACGAACCACCCTGCTGAAGCATTCATATGGCTTGGCTTAAGGAGGTGTATACATCTTGACTGAAAATTGGTCATTTAACGGCTGTGCTCTAAGCTCAAGAGGAAAATGGGATGTGGAAGCCGTCATCGAGGGTATCGGCATTCCTAAATTCAGGGGCAGTGACCTACAGGTTCCGTTCCAGCACGGTAAACGCTGGATAAAGAAACGCTTCGACAGAAGAAAGCTTGTCCTCTCCATGTGGATTAAAGGAGCAGACCGGGCTGAGCTGGATGATAATATTGATGCGTTCCTGAAAGCCATCGGGAATCCGGGCCTTCATGTACTCAATCGCACGATGAGGAGCGGAGAAACCAGGCAGGCACAAGCCGAGCTTTGCTCAGAGATAAATTTCGTCAGGAAGAACCCCGGCTATGCCAAGTTTGCTCTGGAGCTTGAATTGGCTGATCCTTTCTTCTACGCGATAGAAAAGACCACGGATACCAGGATGGTTACTTCCTCTCCCTTTGCCTGGACGCATTCCAGTGCTGACTCCGCTCCGGCAACAGCAATGATTATCACCTTGGAAGGCCCACTGAGCAATCCGGTCCTTAGAAATCAGAGCAACGGGGTCTGGCTTCAGTACCTCGGCACAATTGCAAGCGGTGAAGCCGTGGTTTTAGATACAAAATATTACACGTGTCTGCAGGGTGATGAAAATATGATTTCAATTGTCAAGCATGGCGGCGATGCCTACTGGATGATCCTCAATGCGGGAAATAACAGCATGGAGCTTGAAACAGACACGCTTGGCGGCAGGGTTACACTTGAGTATTACCCTGCCTTTTATTAGGAGGTGTAGCAAATGCCCTATCCAACCTTACCCGGACGAAAGTTTGAATATGACGTAGGCGGAGGTTCTGTCTACTATGGGAATAGTCCAACTGATATTACGGCACCGATAACCACAGAGCAGATGGCTAAGCTAAATGGGATAGGCAATACATCGGCAGTGCTTTCAACAAACGTGTGGGCCGGGAATGGCAGCAGAACTCTCTGGGTGTTTTTGCCTGAGAAGTATGTGGTCGCTGGACTTGGCATGATTCACTATGTTTATTGCACAGACAGCACTCCGGTGTCAGTGACAGTTGCTGGAAGCGCAGACAGTACAAACGGACTTGACGGCACATGGATAAATGCGACATTGCCGAACGGCGCAATACCAACGTATATGATGGATGACGATGTGTGGAGGGACAGTATTCAACCATGCACATTCTCGGAAGCAATAAAAGTACTGCGCGTTCATTACAGTGCGCCTAATGCAGGCGCTGATTATTCTTCAGTAAATATCTATGCACTGCATATTTATGGTGTAAAAGCCGATGGACAAATACCAGATGACATTCTGTTTTTAGACGATGATGAATCCGGAGACCCGGAGTTTATTAGAGATCTTGATTTCGGCGACCGACCGGAAGGCACAACGGTAACGCACAGAATGAAGCTTTTTAACAGCAGCACGACAAAGATCGCCAACAACCTGACGCTGTCTCTAATTGATACCGATTTCACCTTCAGCATGGATGAAGGCACTACCTGGGTGACCGGTGCAACAATCACCTCCCTTGCCCCACAGGGGACAAGCAGCAGCATTATTATCAAGAATACAATACCACCGCCGACACAACTGCTCGGGCCAAGAGCGCCAAGGCTTGAGGTAACAATCGGAAGCTGGTCGTAATGAGGAGGCGATAATATGCCGGACAGAATAAGGCTAATCACGCCTCAAAACGAAGCAGTAACCAGCAGTCTGGCACTAACGGCAAAATGGGTACGCACTTATGAGGAGCTTGTCAAAGAAGACTTCGATGAAACCGGGGCGTTCACCCAAGTCGTTACCCGTGAAGACTATGTAGATAATGTGCTGACCTTTTTGGGGCTACAATTGGACAAAGACCCCAACTCGACTCCAAAAGGCTATACTCCGGGAACGGACTGCGTTCCGCTTATGACCGCAACAACAACAGACGGCGTCACAGTGAATGACAGCGGCAACCTTGGAACAGGCTACGAGGGATGGCGAGCCTTCGATAACAACAGTGATACCCGTTGGGGCGTGGCTTCGACATCCGGTATTCTTACTGTGAACTTGGCGGAAGCAAAGAATGTCGCCGGGTATTCCATCAGGGCAAGAAACGACTCATATTTGATTGACAGCCCGAAAGATTGGACCTTTGAAGGCAATAACGACGGTACAAACTGGACCGTACTGGATACGCAGACCGGCCAGACCTCCTGGAGCACGAAGGAACGCAAGGAGTTTACAGTATCATGCCCCGCCTCGTATCTTTACTATCGGCTGAATATCAGTTCAAACCAGAGCGGCACCGATACGTCGGTTTCCGAAGTGGAGCTGCTGGAGGGCGTTCCCTATGGACTTGACTATTACAGCAGCGGAAACCGCGTGGTCGGGCCGATTACTTTAAGCGGGACTGCCTATGGGGACGAAGTCCTGCAGTGGACATTTGGCGATATGCCTGCTGGAACAAGTATAGTCATAAGCTGTGCTCTGACAACTGATGCGACACCTCCTTCTTCTTATACGGTTGCAACAAACGGCGCTCAATGCCCGGTGATCGCAGAAAACGATGATATGACTGGCAAGTACCTGTGGATTAAGCAGGAGCTTGCCACCTCGGATATTGAGGCAACACCGTCTCTGATTGCTATGGAAATGCAGCTTGTTTTGGCTGCGTCAGCTGACCTTACGATTGAAATTGACAGAACCACCATGTTCAGCGGGATGAACTATCGATCCAATACGGTGTCAGCGCTGCCCTGTGGCGAGCTGACGACCTTTGAACCGTACGATGTATACGATGGATTCCTGTATTGGAGAGCAAGAGCAATCAATGAAGCCCTTGGCATTGACACGGGTTGGAGTACGCCAAACACCTTCAATCTAATGGGCGGCCCCTTTCCTTTACCGCGATTTTTCACGCTTCTTGAAAACAGGCAGTTTGGCAAACAAAGAGACAAACGCGCTTTATCTGTTCAAGAGAATATTGGCTTTGGAAAGTCACGGGAAAGGCGAACACTGTACGTCCCGGAGAACCGGGCGTTCGGCAAGCTGAGAGCAACAAGGACGATTTACACGGAGCTTAATGTGACCGACGATCCTCCATTCCCATGGAACAGCTCGATTTCCGTAACCAGGGGTCAATCAGGCTCTGTGTTGACCCTACAAGGCAGCGGTTTTGGTTATACACACACAGCGGTAGACCTCGGTAATACCGACAGATATCTAAGAAGTTACGGCGGCTTTGTCTACATCAATGATATGCTGTGCAACGTACTTGAATGGTCATGGACAGAGATCACCTTCCAGCTTCCCCTTTCTGCTACAACCGGGCCAATAAAGGTGCAGCTGACAGCGCCGGAGATTCAGGACAGTAATTCCATTGGCTTTGAAGTATATGCCGGTTTGCCTGCAGACGATGTGGGCATTGAGCTTTTCATCTGCGATAGAGCAAATCCGAATGTGCTCGTGAAACTGCTTGACGGCGCTTGGAACAAGGCATTCCAAATGGCCCAGAACAACCCTGGCAGCGGAAGCTTCAGGATAAGCCGTTACGATGATATCGGTGGAAACAGGGATTATATTGCTGATGACAATCTGGTGCTGGTAAAGCTCGATGGGAATCCACTCTTCAAATGGATCATTGAAGCAAGAAAGCCAAACTATGTGGATTCCAGCGAACAGCAGATAATCGAAGTCAGCGGACGCGGCGTCCTTTCCATGCTTGGCTGGGCTGTGGTTTACCCGGAGGAAATGGGGACGCCTGTTTTAGACCGGCAGTTTACCGGGACTGCAAGCAAAGTATTACGGACACTGATACTGGAAGCGCAGGCAAGAGGCGGTCTCGTAGGGGTAACCGTGGACTGGCAGGACGATAAAGACAGCCTTGGGAATACATTCACTGAGAATATTAATCTGTCCTTTCATGTTGGAACACCGTTATTGGAGGTCGCGACGAAGTTTACCGAGGGACTTGGTTACTTCAACATCGAAATGACACCCGAGCTTGTGCTCAAAATTTACAAAACCAGAGGCTTAGACCTGCATGAAACGGTTATTTACAGGCCGGGGCAAGCGGTCATCAGCCATCATAACCAAAGTGATGCAACAGGCTTAGTCAATGAAGTGCTCGTCGAAGGCGGAGATAAACTTTTAGCGATCGCTTCGCATTCCGCAAGCCAAGCTGTTTATGGCAGGCGTGAAGGCTACTTGTCAGCAAGCAACATTCAAGATGGCCTTAGCGAATACGGACAGGCGTATTTAAGTAGAGTCGCCTACCCGACTTGGGGTATCCAGGGAACCGTTACGAAGTTTTACGATGATCAGGGCAACCATATGAAACCCTTTGAAACCTATTTGATCGGCGACTGGATCGGTTGGAAAATCGCGCCAGAAGGCTCTGATGACATCGGCTTTGACGGTGTGCTGAGAGTCCGTGGAATCACGGTCAGTGAAGACGACGACACCGGTGCCCTGTCCTATACACTTGAATTGCACAACCTGATGCTGGAGCATGAGATTAAGCTGAACCAGAAGGTCGAGCGGATGTCCCAGTACAGTGGATCAGATGTTTTGTCCGTGGCTCCATCAAGCAGCGGCGGCTATTCCACCTCGGAAGTAAATGCCATGCTTGCAGCCAAGGCGAACACAAACCACCTGCATACCAGCGTTTACTCGGAGCTTGATCACACTCATGACTTTTTAGAGCTGACGGATACTCCTGACAGCTACTTGGGGCAAGGAACTAAAGTGGTAGCTGTCAAAGCAGACGGCACCGGCCTTGAGTTTGTGACCGGCGGCAGTGGCAGTAGCAGTATTGCCAAAGACCGAATTTGGGTCCCAGCCGGAATAAATTTAGGTTATGATGATGAATTCGATGACGGGACTATTGACTCCGCATTGATTCATGTTGATGTTTCCGGATATGCGAATAGCTGGTATGAAGCGAGAGATACCCATGGCATTAGTTGTTATGCGCCATCCGGAAAAGGTTCTATGAAGTTGGCGGGATTATTGAAACCTATTAATGGATTGACACCACCATTTTATATAGAAACGGCAGTTCGTATTTGGTCAAGAAGCCAGAACTATCCAGGAGCTGGGTTGATTTTCTCTGACGGTGTTACTGTTGGTTCTGGAATACAAGTGGTCGGGCAATATCTTACCGATGGTCCCATACAATTATCCAGATGGACCGGATTTAATTCTCGTGCTGTAAATAATGAAGTATCTTGGGAAGGCGGGAATCGTGCTCCTTGGGTTCATCTGAGACTTGTTTATGAATCAACAAATACGTTTAGATTCCTGACAAGCATGGATGGAGTCACTTGGATTGACATGAACGGAACACTTTCATACACTTTTACACCAACATATTTTGGAATAATGCAGACAACACATGACAGCAATAGTTATCCCATGACATCGAGGTATAGCTACTTTCGTGTGCGTAATGGATTATCATCAAACGGGTAAACAGTATTGCGTTGAGTTACTATTTATCACTTCAAAGAGCCTTCGGGCTCTTCTTATTTTTATCAAGGAGGTTTAGAAAATGAAAGACATTATTAACACGCTTCAGATTGTCGTAGCCGCTGTTGGCGGCTACATCGGGTACTTCCTGGGCGGCTGGGATGGTTTCCTATACGCTTTGGTTGCCTTTGTCGTCATCGATTATCTAACTGGGATCATGGTGGCTATTTTAGAGAAGCGCCTTTCAAGTGAGGTTGGATTTAGAGGCATCTTTAAGAAGGTGCTGATTTTCTCGTTGGTAGCAGTGGCGCATATCGTGGATTCGCAGCTTATTCAAACCGGAAGCGCCGTCCGAACCGCTGTCATTTTCTTCTATTTATCAAATGAAGGGATAAGCATTATTGAGAATACGGCAAAAATCGGTCTGCCTATTCCCGAAAAACTAAAAACGGTCTTGGAACAGCTGAACAAGGAGGACAAGTAAATGAATCTGCACAAGCTCATTCTCACCAACAACGCTTGCTACAAAGCAGGAAAAACTGTCACACCGAAGGGCATCATGGTCCATTCCACCGGGGCAAACAACCCAAACCTCAAACGCTATGTCGGACCCGATGACGGCCTGCTCGGCAAGAACCAGTACAACAACCACTGGAACCAGGACAAGCCGGACGGTCGGCAGGTCTGTGTCCATGGCTTCATAGGAAAACTGGTGGATGGCAACATCGCCACTTATCAAACCTTGCCCTGGAATCATAGGGGGTGGCATGCTGGTGGCTCTGCCAATGATACACATATTGGCTTTGAAATATGCGAGGATGGTCTGACGGACGCCTCGTATTTTTCTGCCGTATACAAGGAAGCCGTGGAGCTATGTGCTTACCTCTGCAAGCAGTATGGACTCACCGAAAAGAACATCATCTGCCATAGCGAAGGAGCCAAGATTGGCATTGCCAGCAACCACAGCGATGTGATGCACTGGTTCCCAAAGCACGGCAAGAGCATGGATACCTTTCGAACTGAGGTCGGAAAGCTGCTCGAGACATCCGCTTCCATAAAGGTCTCGACTGATACCAATAAAAAATACTACCGTGTCCAACTTGGTGCGTTTTCAGTCAAAGCGAATGCCGACGCCCTGCTCAGCAAGGTAAAGTCTGCCGGCTTTACCGATGCTTTCATAAAATACAGCGAATAAAGCTCTGCAATTTACGCCCGTCGAGGAATTTTTCTTCGGCGGGCTTATTTTTTTATGGAAACGTCCTTTTCCGTATCCTCTCGTGGCTATAAGACAGAGGGCAAACGACAAAGACGCTCTCGGAAAGAGGTGAAGGTTATGAAACACAGCCTGAAAATCAGTGTTTCCAGACAGCCGCAGAACGGCGGAATCGTTACCTGCCGCAATGTAACCGTAAGAGAGCGAATTCTGCGTTTTCTCCTCGGCAACAAGCAGAGGGTGACCATCCTGGTGCCCGGAGATTCCGTACAGGAACTTGCCATCTGCGAGATAGACGAAGGAGGTGAAAAGAACCATGAGCAAAATCAAGTTACTGCTTGATGTGGTAGAGGATATCCGATCACTTGCCGACAGCCTGCAGGCTTTGTGCGATGCGGCGGATCAGGAAAAACCGGATACCGGGAAGACACAGCATGCCGAGCCGGAAATGCCTGGACCGACGGATATCTCACTTGAGCAGGTCAGAATCGTTCTCGCGGACAAAAGCAGAAACGGACTGACAGCCGAGGTGCGGGAACTCATTCGAAAATACGGAGCGGACAAGCTCTCGGAGATCAAGCCGGAGCATTTCGGCGCTGTGCTGAAAGAGGCGGAGGTGCTGGGCAATGGGTAATCACGCAGTTCTTTCCGCATCGAGTTCACACAGATGGCTCAACTGTATGCCGTCTGCAAGGCTGGAACTGGAGTTCGAGAACAAGTCCTCGTACGCTGCTGAAGAAGGTACGGCGGCACATGCTCTGTGCGAACACAAGCTGAAGAAATCACTTCATATGCGGTCGAAAAGGCCGGTGTCGGACTATAACTCCGATGAAATGGAGGAATGCACCGATGCTTATGCAGAGTTTGTTATGGAGCAGTTTGAGGCGGCAAGGCAGGTCTGCAAAGACCCGCTTGTACTAATCGAACAGCGGCTGGACTTTTCCTGCTATGTTCCGGACGGCTTCGGAACGGGAGACTGTCTGATTATTTCAGACCGCAGACTTCATATCATCGATTTCAAGTATGGCATGGGCGTGCTGGTGGAAGCGGAGAGCAATCCGCAGATGAAACTTTATGCCCTTGGCGCTCTTGAGATTTATGACAGCCTGTATGACTTTGAAGAGGTCTCTATGACCATCTTTCAGCCGAGAAGAGAAAACGTCAGTACATGGACGATTTCGGCATCTGAACTAAAGGAATGGGCGTCAAACGAACTCAAACCGAAAGCGAAAAAAGCCTATAATGGCGAAGGCGAGTATATCCTCGGAGAATGGTGTACCTTCTGCCGCGCGGCGGTCAAGTGCCGTGCGAGAGCCGATGAAAAACTCAGGCTGGCACAGTCGGAGTTCAGACTTCCACCGCTTCTTACTGATACGGAGATCGAGGAGATTCTGAGCGTCCTGCCCGGACTCACGAAATGGGCTAATGAAATTATATCTTACGCGACCGACGCCGCTGTCAGCCACGGTAAAGAGTGGAACGGCTTCAAGGTAGTCGAAGGGCGATCCGTCCGCAAGTACCGTGATGAAGTGCAGGTGGCAGAAAAAGCAAAGCAGCACGGTTATATCGATATCTACCGTCAGAGTCTTCTCCCGATGACGGAGATGCAGAAACTCATGGGTAAGACAAAATTTGAGGAAATACTCGGTGACCTCATCTACAAACCACCGGGCAAGCCGACTCTGGTCCCGAAATCGGACAAAAGACCGGCTATGAACGTTTCAGACGCTAAAAACGACTTTTACGAAATTATGGAGGTAAATTATCATGACTAACGCGAATTCTAAAACCAAGATTATCACCGGCACAAATACCCGTCTCTCCTATTTTCACGGCTGGGAGCCCGTTTCAATCAACGGCGGCGCTGAGAAGTACAGCGTATCTGTCCTAATTCCCAAGAGTGATACCGAAACGGTGAACGCAATCAATAACGCAATCGATGCTGCGATTGAGGAAGGCATCGCTAAGTTCAGCGGCAAGAAACCCAACAAAGCCACCATCAAGCTGCCCTTGAGAGACGGTGACGTGGAGCGAGATGACGAAGCGTACAAGGGGCACTGGTTCATTAACGCCAACAGCACGACCGCACCCCAGATCGTAGACCGCACCGTGAAACCCATACTCGATAAAAGCGAAGTATACAGCGGCTGCTACGGCAGGGTTTCCCTGAACTTCTACGCCTTTAACTCGAACGGTAATAAGGGCGTTGCCGCAGGACTCGGCAACATACAGAAAATCCGTGACGGTGAACCTCTCGGCGGCAGAACCAACGCAGCTGACGATTTCACCACTCTGGATGACGAGGATTTCCTCGCATAATCCGGAAGCACAACACACGGGCGGCAGGGGGCGACTTCTGCCGCCTGTTCCCTTATATGACAGGCGGTGAATTGATGAAAACGATATCCATAGACATTGAAACCTACTCCTCGGTCAACCTTGCTAAAAGCGGAGTATACCGCTACGCCGAGAGCGAGGACTTTGAGATACTGCTTTTCGGATACAGCATTGATGGCGGAGAGATTTCCGTCATCGATCTAGCACAGGGTGAACATATACCGGAGAAGGTTCTTGAAGCTCTGACTGATGATGCTGTTCTGAAATGGGCGTTCAATGCTCAGTTTGAGCGCGTCTGTTTATCAAGATATCTTACAGACAGAGGCATAAGCCTTGATTATTTCAATGACTCAACGGAATGCTCCAGATTTCTAAACCCGTCCTCCTGGCGTTGCTCAATGGTCTGGTCAGCGTATATGGGACTGCCGCTGTCCCTTGAGGGTGTCGGCGCAGTTCTCGGTCTGGAAAAACAAAAGCTGAAGGAAGGTAAAGACCTTATAAAATATTTCTCCATGCCTTGCGCTCCCACCAAAGCCAACGGCAGCCGCGCCCGCAATCTTCCTTTTAATGCCCCTGACAAATGGGCGGATTTTAAAGCGTATAACAAACGGGATGTTGAAACCGAGATGCAGATTCAACAGAAGATTGCCCGATTCCCTGTTCCTGATTTTGTATGGGACGAATATCATCTCGACCAGGAAATAAACGACCGTGGTATCGGTGTGGATATGGACTTTGTACGGCAGGCTGTTCGTATAGACGGCAAATCAAGAGAAGTTCTTTCGGCCGCAATGCGGAATCTGACAGACCTCGACAACCCCAACTCCGTGCAGCAGATGAAACAATGGCTTGCCTGCAACGGTCTGGAAGTGGAATCTCTTGGCAAAAAAGATGTTGCGGCGCTTATAAAGACAGTGCCGGACGAACTGCGAGAAGTGCTGACTCTCAGGCAACAGCTTGCAAAATCCTCGGTAAAGAAATATACGGCTATGGAAAACGCCGTCTGCGGGGACAGCAGAGCGAGAGGAATGTTTCAGTTTTACGGTGCCAACCGCACAGGCCGGTTCGCCGGGAGGCTTGTTCAATTGCAGAACCTTCCGCAGAACCATATGCCGGATTTGGCGGAAGCAAGATCCCTTGTGCGGATCGGGAACTATGAAGCACTGCAGATGCTTTATGAGGATATCCCGGATACGCTTTCACAGCTTATCCGTACAGCATTCGTGCCAAAAAATGAAAGAAAGTTCATTGTGGCGGACTTCTCTGCGATTGAGGCGCGTGTGATCGCCTGGTTTGCCGGAGAAAAATGGCGCGATGAGGTATTTGCAAAAGGAGGTGACATTTACTGTGCTTCGGCATCTCAGATGTTCAGAGTTCCTGTGGAAAAGCACGGCATCAACGGTCACCTCCGGCAGAAAGGCAAAATAGCGGAACTGGCACTCGGTTACGGAGGTTCTGTGGGCGCTCTTAAAGCAATGGGTGCGCTCGATATGGGACTTGCCGAGGAGGAACTTCAGCCGCTTGTAACCGCTTGGAGACAGTCCAATCCCAATATCGTAAAGTTCTGGTGGGATGTCGATTCGGCAGTCAAGAAGTGCGTCAAAGAGAAAACATTTTCCGATAGCCACGGGGTGAAGTTCGATTACCAGAGCGGGTTTCTTTTCATTACGCTGCCTTCTGGAAGACAACTTGCCTATGTTAAGCCAAGAATCGGAGAGAATGCCTTCGGCGGCGAGTCCGTTACCTATGAGGGCGTAGGCGGCACAAAAAAATGGGAAAGACTCGAAAGTTATGGTCCCAAGTTCGTGGAGAACATCGTCCAGGCAATGAGCAGGGATATTCTGATGTACGCAATGCGGACACTCCGGTGCTGTTCCATCGTTGCTCATGTGCATGACGAAATCATTATCGAAGCGGACAACACTATGTCCCTCGCAGCGGTCTGTGAACTGATGGGTCGGGTGCCTCCCTGGACTCCGGGACTTTTGCTCCGGGCTGACGGCTATGAATGTGAATTTTATAAAAAGGACTGAAAACGTCCTTTTCCACCTCCTCCCAAGGCTACAAGGCAGGAGGTGGTTTTCTTATGACGGATAACCAGAAAGAACAGATCAGGGCCCTGCGTCTGCAGGGATTTGGCTATACGACTGTAGCGAACAGACTCGGCATTTCAAAGGATACGGTGAAAAGCTACTGCCAGCGGAATGGCCTGGCGGGAAAGCGGAGCAATTCTGACGCAGAAAGCGTTTGTCCTCAGTGCGGAAAAACGATAGTTCAGTCCGGGAAATATAAAAGGCGGCGTTTTTGCACGGATGGATGCCGTAAGGCATGGTGGGCAAAACACCACGCAGATATTAAGAATGGAGCCGTTCACAGTTATGTATGTGAAGCCTGCGGAGAGCCGTTCAAGGCTTATGGTAATTCCCTGCGGAAATATTGTTCCCACAGCTGCTATGTATCGGTGCGCTTCAAAAGCGGTGATTCGGCATGACAAAGGAGCAGATGGATACAGAACTGCTGTATCATGCAAGCCTATCGCCTTTCAAATGTATGCTTTCCGAAGGGCTAATATCTGAAGACGACTACAGGGTAATTGATACAATTCTGAGGGCCAAATATTCTCCTGTATTTGTGTGCGATAGTATTCAAATATGACTGGATAATAACAAACATTGACGGTAATATGTCCACTACCAAAGGAGGTTCTATATGCAAAAACGAATCATAAACATCACTCCCGAGGCAAGGCTTATCACCGTTAAAAAGCGTGTGGCGGCATATGCCAGAGTGTCGTGTGACAAGGAGACCATGCTCCATTCCCTGGCGGCGCAGATAGACTTTTACCGCAATTACATCATTAATAACCCTGAATGGGAATTTGCAGGGGTATACGCCGATGAGGCGAAGACCGGAACAAAAGACAGACGCGAACAGTTTCAGCAGCTCCTTGCAGACTGCCGGAGCGGACATATTGACATGGTGGTTACGAAATCCATTTCACGGTTTGCCCGCAACACGGTAACTCTTCTGGAAACCACACGGGAACTAAGGGAACGCGGAATCAACGTTTTCTTTGAAGACCAGAATATGGACTCAATCAGCGAAGAGGGCGAACTCATGCTAACGCTGATGGCTTCGGTTGCACAGGAAGAAAGCCTCTCGTGCAGTGAAAACTGTAAATGGAGGATTCGCAAGGGTTTTGAGAAGGGACAACCCAATACCTGCACGATGCTCGGCTACCGTCTGGTCAATGGTGTAATCACAGTAATCCCGGATGAAGCAATCATTGTAAAAAAGATTTTTAACCTCTTCCTTTCCGGCTGCGGAATGCAGGGAATCGCCAACACACTAAATAAAAACGGCATTGCTTCGGAGAAAATTTCAATCTGGCATCCTGACACCATCCGTAATATTCTGCGTAATGAAAAGTATATGGGGGATCTTCTCCTGCAGAAAAAGGTTAGTTCAGACCATCTATCGAAACGGCAGTCCCTGAATACCGGACAACTTCCCCAATACTACGTTTCTGATAATTATGAACCAATCGTGTCGAAAAAGACTTTTGAAGCAGTTCAAAAAGAAATTGCGTTCAGGGCTGAAAAGTACACTCAGAAGCGCGGTACAGCAAGCGTTTTCACTAAGAAGATACGCTGCGGAATTTGTGGAAAAAACTACCGCCGCAAAACAACTCCGTATAACATCGTATGGTGCTGTTCGACATTCAATGCAAATGGCAAAGACTACTGCGCGTCAAAAGCCATCCCGGAGCAAACGCTTAAAAGCCTGATAGCCGACGCTCTTGGGGAGGAATCCTTTACCGACTACTGTTTCACGACAAGGGTTGAACGCATTGAAGCGATGCCGGGCAATATTTTACGGTTGATTTTCAAAGACGGATCCGTAGCTGAATACATCTGGCAGGACAGATCGCGCAGTGAAAGCTGGACTCCGGAGATGCGGGAAAAAGCGCGTCAAGCCGCAGCAAGGAGGAATAATCAGTGAGTGGAAAAACAATAACCGTCATTCCGGCCAAGCCCAGCAGTTTATCAGCATCATTGCCAGGTATGATAAAAAGGAAAAAAGTTGCTGCCTATGCTCGTGTTTCGACTGACAAGGACGAGCAGATAAGCAGCTATGATGCACAGGTCGATTACTACACCCAATACATCAAATCCAACCCCGAATGGGAATTCGTCGAGGTTTACGCAGACGAGGGAATCACCGGCACCAATATGAAAAAGCGTGACGGTTTCAACCGCATGGTTCAGGATGCTCTTGACGGCAGGATTGACCTCATCCTTACAAAATCGGTCAGCCGATTTGCCCGCAACACAGTTGATAGCCTTACCACAGTCCGTTCCCTGAAGGACAAGGGCGTGGAGATTTTCTTCGAGAAGGAGAACATTTATACTCTCGATTCCAAGGGAGAATTGTTACTAACGATTCTTTCCAGTTTGGCACAGGAAGAGGCGCGAAACATTGCCTCCAATACTGCGTGGGGTCGCAGAAAAACATTTGCGGACGGAAAAGTGACGTTTGCCTACAGTTCTTTTCTCGGATATGAGATGGGCGAAGACAGCAATTTGCGAATTGTTGAGGAGCAGGCGGAAATCATCCGACATATTTACAGCGAATTTCTTGCCGGAAAGACTGCCTTCGATATAGCCGCCCGCCTCACCGAGGAAGGCATACCGACGCCGATGAAAAAGAAAATATGGCAGGCAAGCGTAGTAAACAGCATCCTGCATAACGAGAAGTATAAGGGGGACGCAATACTTCAAAAACGCTTTACCGTAGATTTTCTTACTAAGAGGACTAAATTAAACGAAGGCGAATATCCCCAATACTATATTGAAAACAATCATCCTCCCATCGTTTCAGCAGAGACTTTTGAGATGGTGCAGGAGGAGTTCGCCAGACGGAAAGCCGCCGGCGGATTTATGCGATGCGTTTCGCCTTTCTCCGGCAGAATTATCTGCGGAGACTGCGGAGGTTTCTACGGTCGGAAAGTATGGCACAGCAATACGGCATACCGCACATATGAGTGGCACTGCAACAACAAGTTTACTAAGCGGAAATACTGCACCACACCGACAGTCAAGACCGAATCAATCGAGAAATGCTTTATGGACGCCTTCAACAGCCTGCTTGCCCGAAAGGACGATATTGCCGAAAACTACCGTCTCTGCATTGCCGCCATCACCGATGATTCCGAATATGTCCGCCGCCGCGATGAACTGGATAAGCGCATCGAGGAAGAAACCGAACGGACACGGGAATTTCTGTTCAAGCGGAGTAAAAGCGACAGTGACCTTGATAAGGTAAACGAGCAGTACAACAAATACATCGCCGTTCTGGACGATCTCCAAAGGGAGCGTCAGGAAATGAACTCAAAAATCGCCTTGTGCGCTGCGAAAAAGAGCCAGGTCAAGGGTTTTCTGAAACTGCTGAAAAAGCAGAAAACCCTGCTTACACAGTTCGATCCGCTTTTATGGCAGGCTGCGGTCAACCACATGATCATCTACCATGATTTGACCGTAAAATTCATTCTGCGGGACGGCTCCGAACTCCCATGGACGATAGAAAGGGGTGTGAGAAGCTATGTCAAAAAAGAAAGTACAGGCATCAACTCCGGAGAAGCCGAAAACACCGACTCGTAATATGAAAGAAAGAAAAATCACTCCCATTTTCCGTTCTATCGTAAAGCCGGACGATCCGAAGAAACGGATGGCTGCATACTGCCGGGTATCCAGTCAAAATGATGAGCAGCTACACAGCCTTGCGGCGCAGATGCGTTTTTATGAGGATTTACTTTCCCAGGATGAAAACTGCGTGTTTGCCGGTATCTATGCGGATGAAGGCATCTCGGGAACACGGACGAAAAACAGGACGGAATTTCTTCGATTGATTGAGGACTGCCGGGGCGGGAAGGTCGACGGTATCATTACAAAAAGCGTGTCACGGTTCGGAAGAAACACCGTGGACACGCTTGTTTTTACCAGAGAACTCCGCAGCCTTGGTGTTGACGTCTTCTTCGAAAAAGAGAATCTGCATTCCTGTTCTCCTGAAGGAGAACTGCTTCTGACACTCATGGCAGCTCTTGCGGAATCGGAAGCGGTCAGTATGTCCGACAATATCAAATGGGGCAAGCGGCGCCGGTTTGAAAAAGGTCTGGTTGGAAGCCTCGCCATCGCCAATATATACGGATACTGTAAACTGAACGGTGAGGTAGCGATCAACGAGCAGGAGGCGGCCGTCGTAAGACGTATTTTCAAAGAATTCATAGATGGCTTCAACTATAATGAGATAACTGACGGACTGCTCTCTGACAGTATACCGACAAGGCGGGCCGGTGCTACATGGGCGAACACTACGGTTAAAAACATACTCAGCAATGAAAAATACTGCGGCGATTGCCGGTTTCAAAAAACCTTCATTCAGGACCCCATTTCACACAAAAGCGTTCCCAATCGAGGAGAGCTTCCTCAGTTCCTGGTCGAGGACTGTCTCCCGGATATCATAGATAAAGAGATATGGAATGTCGCCCAGGAAATACGAAAGCGGCATACGCAGGAAACGAAACCTCCGTGCAGAGAAAGTCCTTTCCGGGGAATCATGTACTGCAACGTCTGCGGGAAGCCCTTCGGTTCATATTATTATCATGGCGTGGGTCGGGAGCTGATACCAGGTTTCCGCTGCGTAAGCCGGCACGATAAAAGCGGCGTAGAGATTTCCGGGATGACGTATACTCCGCCGCACAAGGCAACCTATACCAAAAATCCTACGCCAAAGTTGGAGGAATATCGCAAGCGGTATTGCAAAGGGGCTCAACCGCGGCAGATGCTATGCTCTGATATACGCATCCCGATTGACAGACCGGAGAAAGCATTTGTCCAGGCATGGAATCTGATGGTCAGCAAGAAAGCCCGTTATCAGGCCACGCTGCGGCGAACCGCTGATACTTCGGATGACGCCCTCATGCGTTACCGAGCCAATGAGATGCTTGGCCTGCTTGATGAGGTGGGGAAAATTCCTGATTTCAGCTATCCGATGATGCTGAAAACCCTGGACAGAATCGAGGTAACTCCGTCTGGAAAGCTGACCTTCCTGTTTCAGTCAGGCATACGGGTAACGGTCTGAATTCTCAATAATAAAAGAATCACCTGCAGATCATTTCGACCAGCAGGCTTTTCTTTGAAAGGAAAATTATGAATCTATCAATCATCGAACAGAGGGCAGCTTGACTGGCAGTCAGGGTATGCCGGATTACCGCAGGCGGCGCATCCCTCTGGGATATCATCATCACCTAAAAACTTCTTGAGAAACCTTTCGTTCTGTTCCTCAAGTTTTGCATATTTTGCTTTCAGCTTGAAATGGCCGCATTCTGGGCAATCCCAGAAGGTTTCATAATTATTCAGCTTTGCGCCGCATTCAGGACATTTCATATCAGTAGCCTCCTCATAAACGCTCTGAATCAGGCGCAGTTCTTTAAGTAGTTTTCGACCCATGTCTGGTGTTCTCTCAGTTCAATGCCGTGTTCCAATGCCAGAGCAATCTTCCCCGCTGAAGCATTCCGGCCATTTGAAAGATTACGTGGGTGTCCGCAAACTCCGAACGGCTCGCCGTTATTGATAATTTTACTGACCGCTTCTGTTGAGATTTCTGGAATGACATCCACAACGGGCATTGAAGCCATAACAGATGCAGGTGGGGTGTTGATCGCAACAGGCCCAGGCTTAACAGCTTTGAATATGGAAGTTATCGAGTCCCAATTCTTATAGACCACACAACCTGCTCCAATAGCAACGATGGCACCTTCGGCAATGAGGATGCCTTTTTTGTGTTTTTTTACCCACCCAACAAACGTGCTATATTCAAAATTCTCATTTGAGGACGTATGTTGATTTCTGGGGTCCGATTCTATGTTCATGTTTTCTTCTCTCATCGTTTTCCTCCTGAATTTATGTAAGGTTCTTTACATCTTTTGTTTATGGTGTTATTATTTCATAATATAAAAGAGCATACAATACTTAAATGCATAATACACAGTTCTAATTTGCAGAATATGCTTTATAAAAAAGAATGATATATTCTTTTTGGAGGACAATATGGCATACATTAATAATATAAGTGCAGATAACACTTTCTTTCAAAACAGATTAATAGGTTTA